GCGTCGGTCGGCCTACGGTGACGACCTGCTGACGATCAAGAAGGAGATTGTTCGGACCCTTCGTCACGAGGCCATGCGTCTGGCGAAACCCGTCAAGGCGATGGAGAACGAGCACGGTCTCGTGGGCCACGTCTACATCCGTGCCTCTGCCTTCCCAGGCATTGACCAGAAGAAATGGGCGAAGCACATTCGTGCCAAGTGCCCCAACGCCCGCTATCTGATCGCGTGTGGTTCCTGCGACGCTTGCCAAGCCAACAACTGCTCCGAGTGTGCCTGTAACCGGCACCTGGGCATGAAGGTCGTCAAAAAGGTTCCGTGGAACGCAGCCTATGCCCACTACGCTCCTCTCCTTGCTGCGACGGGTCGTCTCGACCGCACGGCAACGGTCATGGACAAGCGGCTCGCCCTCAAGAACGCCTTCCTGAGCCCGAGTCGAGACATGAGCGCTCGTGTTCGGGACGACCGTCCCGTCCACAAGACTCCCGTCGAGCGTGTCACGTCCGCCGAGGCCCGCGCTGCGTTTGAGGCTTCGACGCCCGAGGCCCGAGAGGTCGTGGACGCGAAGGCCCTCAAGACCAAGCGTCAGATGGCGAAGGTCCAGGCCAAGCTCGGCCAGTGGGTTAAGGCCAGCTTGCTCTCCAAAAAGGAAGCGAAGAAGCTCCTCGCGTCCTCCGCAGAACCCAAGAAGGTGCTCCAGAAGGCGGCTCGCATGATCACGGCCCGTCAGGAGACGGGCTCCTACCAGGGCGACGGCAAGCACTACGAGCCCGGCGTGTCCGCGTCAGAAGCCTACGGTGCGTTGCACGAGGCTGCTCAGGCTCAACCCGAGGACCCGGCCTTCCCCAAGCTGGCTGGCGAAACGCTGCGCGAGGCGCAGAAGATGGTCCGCTGGATGCGACAAGCCATGACCGAAGGGTTCATGGGCAAGGATCTGACCGACGCTCTCAGGGGTCGTTTCAGCAAGAAGCTGCGCAAGCAGGCCAAGCCTCAGCTTGTCCAGCTTCGCCGCAAGCACGAGGGGATCGCAGGCACGGCCTACGTCGATGCCGAGGCTTACGCCTCGCGTACGGGCACCACCGGCTGCGACGAGGGTGCAGCAAAGCATCGCGCAAACAGGCTCCCCGCGGTTCTGGAGATGGACCGCTGTGGCTCCTGTGTCCACCGCAATCAAGACAGCGTGTGCAACAAGTACAACAAGGTTCTCCTCACGAATGAGGAGCGCAGCCTCGGTGCCTTCGGGGGCCGGATGGCAAGTGAAGATGAATTGTCCGCATGGCAGGCGGAGCAGATTCGATTGGCGGACGCGCCCGATCAAGAGGTTACGGCCTCGTTGTTCAGCCCGTCCGAATTCAACCTGTCGAACGACGGACTCGATGGCTTCGACATTGAGGATGCTCCCGCGCTGGACGATCTCGCCGAATACACCTTTGGCGGCACGATCATGCACGAGGAGTAGGGCATGACGAAGCACGAAGCATATTGGAGTGGCGTTGACCCCCTGCCCGGCGGGGACGTGAACCCCGGCGTTGAGGCGGGACACGCACTCTTGGCTGATGTGCTGGTGTGCCTGCGTGCGCAGTATTGGAGCTACCAGACGGCCCATTGGCAGACGGCCGGGGTGCCAAGCTACGGCAATCACCTTCTGTTTCAACGATTGTACGAGTCGGTCCAACCCGAAATCGACACGCTCGCCGAGAAGATGATCGGCTACTTTGGTTTGGGGGCCGTTGACCCGTCGAGCCTTGTGGACCTGATGTCCCAACGCGTTCACGAGTGGGTTGCCTACGCGAATTGCCATGTGGAACGCGGCCTCCATTCGGAGGACCAGTTTCAAGAGTGCGTTCGTAAGGCGTACGACTCGATCAAGCAGATGGGCCGCATGACCCTTGGATTGGACGATTTCCTCATGTCGATCGCGTCCAATCACGAGTCACACACGTACCTGCTCCAACAGCTACTTGTCGATGTGAACGCCCTCAACGATCGTTACAAGGAAATGGGCATGGAGCCTGAGAAGGACATGCAGATGCCGTACAAGACGGCTGCGCTGGAAGAGGGAGAGTTTTGGCGCGCTGAGAGGCTTGCCGACGGATCCTGGGCCGTCGAAGGCGAGGTGGGCGAGGAAGAGTTCAACAGCGCGATGCAGATCATCGAGGCTGACCTTCAGTCCAAGACTGCAACGCCAATGGGCGGATGGGGAGGGGAGTGGACCCCGGTGGAGAAATCCTGGGGAGGCTTCTCGTCGTTTAGCCCGATCAAACGTTCTGAAGAGGACGACGAGCACGAAGACCAGATCCCCGGTGGTCTGGGCGACAAGGCGAAACGCGACGATTTTGACGAGGACCAGATCGAGAAGGGCCTGAAGATTGAGCGCGAGCACACCGATGATCCCGCTCTTGCCCTGGAGATCAGTTTTGATCATCTCACCGAAGACCCTGCCTACTACGACAAGCTGGAGAAGATCGAAAAGCATGCCGCCATCGGGGACAAGGCTGCCCCGTCCGTTGAGTACCTGTTTCGGGACGACCCCAAGCGCTACGAATTGACCCAATTCGTCAAATCTAAGCGCGACACGAACCTCGATACCGACCCCGCCACCCCACCTACTCCGGTGGAGATCAAGGAGCAGCCGGGGGGTAAATCCCTCTCGACGCTGCATCGCTACGTGATCGACACCGAACAACCTGACGCCAAGGAGGCTGAAGGGATCGAAGAACACCCACCCCTGTCCGAATTCAAGGACTGGACAACCGTAAGAGAGTAAGCCCCATGTCCGTCGAAAAACTGTTCCCAAGCCCCTACGCTCGCGGCGGTGCACAGCCTCCTTTCACGATTCTCGTTGCCAACCTGACGGCTCCTGGCGACCCTTCGGTGGGCCGAAATCCTGTCCGAGCCCGTAACGGGTTCCGGCAGCAGAATGTCACGCCGGTCGGTCTTGCGCCGCATGGCACCGTTGTCGGTGCGCGAACAGGAACGCTTCTGGGTGGGCAGTTCACGCGCAGCACAGGCACCGTCACCATCGCCAGTGACGATTTCACCGTGCCGGCCGAAGTTATGATCGGGCCCTTTGTGCTCGTGACCGACGAGGACTTCGACGCCGATGGGCTCGGTGTCGCGGTTGTTGCGACGAACCTTGCCGCCGCTATCGACAATCTCCCAGGGTACTCCGCGGTTGCCGTGGTTGCTGCGGTCAACGTGACGGGCCCGATTGGCGATCCTCGCGTTGACGCCATTGCGCATCGTTGGGCCGTTCGCACTTTCGGTGCCGTTGCCAACTTCTCACTGCTCACGGAGGGCGGGTTCCTGACTGGGGGGCTGCCTGAGCCGAGGGCAATGGAGATTCTGTAGCTGTGAAACGCCTGACTCCAAAGCAGGCGTATAGCGCTGTTCGACGCCATCTTACGCCTGACCTCCTCAAACCCAAGTACCGCAAGCTCGTCCAAGACGGCGCGGACAAGCGGACGGGTCATTGCTACGCCGCGTCGGAGGCGTTCTATCACCTCGTCGGTGGCAAGGCTGAGGGCTACAAGCCGATGTTCCTTTCCCACGAGGGTGAGCCCCACTGGTGGATTCAAGGGCCCGACGCGAAGGTATGGGACCTGACTTCTGAGCAATTTGACACACCCGTCCCTTACGGCCAGGGGCGGGGCAAAGGGTTTCTTACGAAAGACCCGAGCCGACGAGCCGCTGACCTTATCCAGCGAGCGACAAAAGGAAAACGCGCCATGACCCTGCGAACCAAACTGATCCGTCTTGCTCACGCCCGCCCCGAGCTACGGGATGAGATTCTCCCGCTGCTCAAGGAAGCTGCGGGCGAGAGTATGCTCTACCCGGAGACTGGCCGACCCTGGAACCTTCCGCTGCCCGGCAACTCGGTCAGCTACACCTTGGCCGAGCTTCAAGGGTGGGTCGGGGGCTACATCGAAATGATCCGATTGCCCGGCAACATGATCATGCTCGTGAACGAGGAAGGGCTGATGAAGCGGCTGAAGCCGAATCGTCCCGCCTCGCAGTTGGCTCGCCGGCCGATTGTTGGCCCGGCGGTGGTCATCCCCTCCAACCTGATGAAGTAGTCATGGACGCACGCACCCTCACCAAAGAAGAACTGCATCGCGCGCTCCCCAACGGGGCGAAGCGTGTTCGTGTATTGGATGTGGCCGGTGCCGAGCGGTGGCGCAAGATCGATGAGATCGCGCCCGACGACAAGGTGCTTTTCAACAAGAAGGGCAAGATGCGCGTCATGTTGCGCGAGCCGGGCCGGAAGAAGGACCCGGTGGCCGCCACCCCTATGGTCTCTGAAGAGGTCGAGGCGATGGTCAAGGCCAAGTACAAGGGCATGGATGAGGACGCCCTCACGACCGTTGTCGGCCGTGACCCGGAGTCCATTGACGTGCTCCACGAGGTCATGCGTGGGTTCGCCCGCGAGGCCGCGTCCCTCAAATTTGAGCGGAAGAAGGCCGAGGCGAAGGGGGACGACACCCGCCAGATCAGCGTGAGTCGTATTCAGGCCCTCAAGGCCGTTGGCGACACCTATCTCAAACGTGCCGAGCAGCTAAACGCCAAGGGCGTCAACATGAGCAGCCCTGAGTTCAAGCTGCTGTTCACCTTCATCGTTCGTACCTTCCGCGAGACGATGGTGCAGGCCGGACTCCGCCGCGAAGCCATCGACAAAATCTTCTCGCTCCTCTCTGGTCGTCTTGACGACGACACGTGGGAGGACGAGGCCCGACGCGCTATGCGTGGGGATCAACGACCGGAGATCGTGGAGCACTAGATGAGTCTTGGGCTTGGGGGCATCGTCCTCGATGAAGCGCGTCAGGAGGTGGGTGAACAGCCCATCGCCAATATCATCGAGTTCATTGAGTCTGATTGGGGTCTCGCGCAGAGGCTCTACCCCGTCCAGAAGGTGATCCTGAAGGCCCACTACGGCATTGCGCTTGACGATACTCCAGACGCGTTCACCGACGAGCAACTGGAGGAGCTTGACGAGGAGCAACTGTACGCCATCGCTGCGGTCGAGCACCCGATGCTCAACCCCGATTCTGACAAAGAGACGCTGATCCGACACGTTATGCGTCGGACCATCCGCGTCTGCGATTTCCGAGGCGACCCGATCCCCAACGTAGCGTTTTGGATGACCGAGGCGGAGTACCTCCGCCATCTGTACTCCGAAGGCCGCTGCAATATCTCCGAGGTTATCGAGGGCGAGGAGCGCCGGGAGATGATCCTGAGCGTCGGCCGTCGCTCGGGTAAGACGACGATCTCCGCGTGCATCGCCGCCTACGAGACCTACAAGCTGTTGTCGAAGGGCAACCCCCAGTCGTACTACGGCCTGCCGGACGGCAACACAATCCAGTTGATCTCGGTCGCTACCGACAAGGATCAGGCCGGTCTTCTGTACCGCGACGTTGCCAAGTATTTCGCGGGATGCGAATTCTTCCGGGCTTACCAAGCCAACGCTACTCAGTCCTTCGCGCGCTTCCAGACTCCCTCCGATATCGACCGGCACGGTCGCTACGCCGAGAACCCGAACGCTTCCGCGGCCAGCATCAACGTCACCTTCCGGTCCTGCATCGCTAAGGGCCTTCGTGGTGCTGGTAACATCGTCATCATTCTGGACGAGGTTGCCCACTTTACGGATGGTGGGCAGTCGTCGGCTGACGAGGTGTATCAAGCCGTCAAGCCGTCGATGGGTGCCTTCTCGCAGAAGAACCCAGACAACACGCACGAGCCCATCGGTCCGGTTGAGGGCCGCATGATCCTGATTTCCTCGCCGTTGGGTCGGCAGGGGAAATTCTACGAGCAGTTCCAGCTTGCGATGGGCGGGTCGAAGGCAGCGGGCAAGATGCTCGCTATCGAAGCACCCACCTGGGAGGTCAACCCCACGTTGCCTTCCGAATTCTTCGCCGGGGAGTACGTCAAGGACCCCCGCATGTTCGACACCGAGTACGGTGGCAAGTTCAGCGACCGTACTCTTGGATGGATCGATGACGCGAAGGATCTCATGGCGTGCGTGGACGTGGCCCACAAGCCACGCAGCCGTGGCATCCCTCGGATGCCCTACTTCCTCGGGCTCGATGTTGGTCTCGCAAACGATGGCTCGGCCGTCGCCATCGGCCACATCGAAAACGAACAGATCATTCTCGACTACATCGATCAGATCAAAGCTGGCGAGGGCGATTTCGTCGGGATGGAGCGTCTGGAGTTCGATGACGTGGCGGATTGGGTCTACGACTTGTCGCGCCGCTTCTTGATCGATGAGGGCATGTTCGACCAGTGGTCGGGTATCCCGATGGAGCAGGCGTTGCTCAAGAAGGGGTTGAAGCAGTGCAAGGCAACGCATTTCACCCAGACCCTCAACAGTCAGATCTTCCGCAACTTCAAGGACATGATGTTCGATCAGCGGATCGTGCTGTTCGACTACACGAAGGACCAGCGCGAGGCGCTGCGTGACTCCGAGGGCAAGGCCCCGGCTCACATGCCCTATCTCGCCGAGCTACTCACGCTCCAGGCCGACTACAAATCGAAGTACGTCGTCACCGTGAAGGCCCCGAATATCCGAGGCGCGCACGATGACCTTTCCGACGCGCTTGTGCGCATGATCTGGCTCGCCAGCGACAAACTCTCAAACCGGGCCTACATCGCACGGGCGGGGTCGAGAGGACCCAACCGCCACCGCATCTCGGCTGCGGCTCAGCGCAAGAACAGGATCGCGGCCAAGAACGGTGGAAGCATGGAGCAGCGCACGGTACGACGGGAGGGCCGCGGCGGGTTCATGCCTGTACGTGGCGGGAGGTTGAAGGGCTGATGGGCAAGGTACTCGACCCCTCAGACCCGGCTCGCGCGGACTACCGGCTGATCAAGGATCTGCTTGAAGGCAAGAAGGTCCAGAACCTTCCCCACGAGTACGACCACGCCATCGCGGTGTTCGGAAAGCTCGGTGGCTCCTGGGAGAAGGTTTTCAAGGGATCTGTCCGCCACACAAAGCTCCTCAAAAACATCCTGAAGGCCGGGATCAAGAACGGTTGGATCTCCAAGGCCCCCAAGTGGGGGTAGAGTGTCGAGATGCCGCAAGGTCCGCAGACCACTCCCAAACAGCGCCGACAAGATCGCCGCACCCGGGAGGATCAGATCCGCAAGCATGCGCAGGAGCGGGAGAATGTCGCCATGTCAGAGGCGGCGGAAGCGCACTTGGCCGCGGCTGGGGCATCTATCCGCAAGGCCGCGAGGTCGCTTGAGAACGTCCGTGTGGACCGCCGATCCGGCGAGGGCCTAGCCCTCAAACGCAAGCTGCGTGCTCTGGAGGAGGCAGCAGGCGCTCTCAGGAGGGTCGCTCGCTTCTCTGACGCGAGCCGGACAGCGGGAACCAACTACAACGACCCTGATTTGGCGTTTGTAGACCCCGATCTGTCTATCAGGGGGCCAGGGGTGAATGGCTAAGCAGCGAGTCAAACGGCGACGGGTTGTCGCTTCCCGGCGTTATATCGCCGGATCTGCGAGCGTTCCAACGAACGAAGGCGCGGTCAAAGTCGCTTCGATCCCGTCAAGCGCGGATCGTGCGGGTCCGCGACCCGATCTTACGGTCGGTAAGCCATCCAAGGTCGCACTTGGATCAATGCGATCCAAAGTAGCGAACATCGGAGGCGGCGGTGGCGGCTTCGGAGGGGGCGGCATCGGCGGTCCCGGCTCCGGTATGTCCGGCGGCTCAGGTGGTGGGCTCGGCGGTGGTGTCGGTAGCTCGATGGTGGGCAGCGGCGGCAACTTCTACTCGCCCGAGCTTTCGACCGACTTCCTTGAGCTTCCCCAGTCGCTCGATGAGCAACGCAACTACTTCCGCTTCTTCTACCGGGCCGACCCCTTCGTGGGTCAGGCGATGGATATTCACCGACAGCTTCCGCTGTCGAAGATCCGTCTCGGCCGACCCGAGGCGCAGTCCGACGACATGGCGCAGGAGGCTCTTGATTTCTGCAAGCGCTGGGTGTCGGACGTTGGCCTCTTGCACCGCCTCTCCGAAGGGCTCCACGAATTCAACGTCATCGGCGAGACTCACTGGTTCATCGAGGACGACAACGAGGACATGCCGGAGGAGGTTCGCTACGAGATCAAGAACATCCTCCACGAAGATGGCGAGCTTGAGGAGCAGAAAACGTTGTGGCCTGACGCGGACAAGCGCGCGTCGGATTGGCTGCGGAAGAACTACCGCGGTTGGACGAAAATTCGCATCCTCCCGCCCGAGCAAATTCACCTCGACTCGTTCCCAATGTCGGACGAGATCATGGCGTCGCTCATCCCTGACTCCAAGACCAAAAGTGTGATCGAGCAGGCTGACCAAGCCGACGAGCGTGCGATCAAGGTCATGGAGTCGATGCCGCCAGACATTGTTATGGCGGTGCGAGAGGGCGCTAACGTCCCGTTGAACACGGATTCCGAGGCCGGCAGCTTCTACTATTTCATGGCGAACCGCGTGTCTCAGTACGAGCCGCGCGGACACTCCAAGCTGGAACGGTGCATCCGTACCCTCGTCTACAAGGACAAGCTGCGCCAAGCGCAGACCAGCATCTCGTCACGGCACATGACGCCTATCCGGCTCGTGTACGCAGAGGGCATGAACGAGGCCGACACGGAAGCATTGCGCGACCAGATCGACCTCGCGCTCCAAGACCCCGACTACTCCATCGTCACCAACTTTCAGGTGACATGGGAGGAGATGACCCCGCAAGGTCGTCTGCTGGAGCTTTCGTCCGAGTACGATCTGATCAACCGCGAGCTTTACGCTGGCCTCGGCGTCACCGAGTCGCTCTTGTCGGGTGAATCGAGCTATTCCGGCGACCGGATCAACTTGGAGGTGCTCAACGTCCGGTACATGCTGGTCCGCGAGTTCATCCAAGATTTCGTGGAGCAGAATCTCTTCAAGCCGATGTGCGCGCGCATGGGCTTCATCGAGATCGACCAGTGGGGCTCCGAGAAGGTCGTCTACCCGAAACTCTCCTTCACCCGCCTCGCCCTCCGAGACAATCAGGACGTTTACGACGCCCTTTTCAACCTCTACCAAAAGGGCTCGTTGCCGATCAGTGTCATCTACGACCTGCTCAACATCGACGCGATTTCGGCGACCGAGGAGCTTCAGCGGGACTTCGCCACGTTCAAGGACCCGACCTACAACGAAGTGCTCCGTGGTCTGTACTCTCAGGCCGGCACCTCCCTGGGCGAGCGATCCGATTTCGTGGAGAAGCAGGCCGAGTACCTGGGTCTGGAGTACAAGGAGCCGGAGGAAGAGGGCAGCATGGGTCGATTCGCCTCGACCAAGACCGCAAGCGTCGCAACCGCGCCCTCCACAGGAGGCGGAATCGACGTGCTAGCGACTCTTGTGGCCGATCTTGTGGCCGATCGGGTGGCCGATCTGGTCGCCGAGAAGGTCGCCGAGAAAATGGCTGCCAAGCTGGCCGAAGAGTAGGGCCGATCCGCCGTTTTTCGGGCTATGGGGAGGGCTTTAGCGAAGGCTATGGCCCCCAACCCCAAACAAGCGCGGAAAGCGTACATCGTGACTCCAGGTCTACTGGACGCCACGTTTACGGTCTGGGCCGAAGATCCGATCGAAAAGGCTTGGATCGATACCTTTGCGTCTCGCGTCGCGTCTCGCCACTTGGGTGAGGCAGACGGCCACGACATCGGCATGTCCGCCGACCCGCTCCGTCCCGGTGGTGAGGGTCTGGACGAGGACGAGGACGAGGACGAGCAGGACGACGAGAAGGACGAGATGAACGAGGTGCCGATGCCCCAGGGGCACTCGGAGCTTCCCGGCGCGCTGTTGGCAAGTGTTAGCCGGCGCTTCATGGCGAAGGCAACCGGGCCGCGCACGGGGGACGGCTCCAGTGCGGGTCTTTTCATCCGGCTGCCCAAGAATCTGGCCATTCAATTTCCCGGTCTCGGGGAGAATGACGATTCCCCGAGCCACGTTACGTTTCTCTACATTGGCGACTACACAGACAAGGCCGAACAGGCTCGTTTGGTCGAGACGCTACGCGACTGTCTCCGTCGCTGGTGGCCCAAGTGCAAGGCGATCCTCGGCCCCTTGGAGTATTTCGACCACGCCGACAAGAACCGTCGAGTTCCCCACGTGTCCGTCGATTTCGACAAAGACTTGTCGGGGTTCAAACAGCGGGTCATGCAGGAGCTACGAGATGAGGGCTTTGAGGTCGGTGACAAGTTTCCCGAATTCAAGCCTCACGTCACCCTCGCCTATCTCCCCGGTATGGACGGGGAGTGGGACAAGCACGTTCCAAGCGGCTCGTGGGACGTGACGGAGATGGAGGTCTGGGGGCTGCCTCGCGTACACACGATCCCCATTGGCAAGGCGTCCAACCTCCGTGTGGCCTCCGTGTGGATCGAAGCCTCGGCGCACCGACGGTCCATCGCGCTCATGCGCTTCCTGTCCAGGGTTGCGCAGAACCACGGTGTCGGCCAACACACCTACGTTGTGGGAGGCGCCGTCCGCAACTTCCTGATCGACAAGCCGATCAAGGATATCGACGTGGTGATCGATTCGGTCGCCGCAGGCAAGGATTCCGAATGGTTCGCCGATCAAGTAGCGCGGGCCATCCCGACGCAGACGAACCTGACCACGAATCAATACGGCGTCGCCATCCTGACGGTGAAGGGCGACTGGGAGTTGGACGGCGACAACTTGAAGGGCGAGGTGATCGAGATCGCCAACGCTCGCAAGGAGAGCTATGGGGGCGCGGCGGGCAAGGGCTACAAGCCGTCTGAGGTCGAGCCCGCCACTATCGAGGAGGACGTGTACCGACGTGAATTCACGTTCAACACGCTCCTGTGGAGGCTCATGGACCTCACCCACGGTCCTGAGAAGGCCGAGATCATCGACCTTACCGGCTGCGGGAAGCGGCATTTGGAGGAGGGCATTCTCCAGTGTCCGGCGGACCCCGACAAGGTGTTCTCCGACGACCCCACACGCATCCTTCGCGCGATCAAATTCACGGGCAAGTACGGCTTCAAGGTCCCCCCCGATCTGGCGAAGGCGATCAAACGGAACGCTCCGAAGATGAAGGGAATGCCTTACGAGGCGCTCATGTCGATCTTGGTCGATGCAATTCTGCCGGAGCCGACGGCTCGCAAATCCCTGAAGCAGATGAAGGAGCTTGGCATCCTCGACGTGCTGCACGACATGGTGCGGGAGCAGAAGTCGTTTTCCTCTGCCCTCGCTCGCGTGCTGGGCAAGGAGCGCCGTGTGGGGCTTCTTCTCGACTGGCTCGACCTGGGCCTCCCCGCCAAGACCTCGCTTTCGTTCCTGGCTCCGCGCGACCGCCAACGAGTCCGAGAGATCACGGTTCGGATGGAGTCGGACGAAGCCCAAGGGTTCTTCGACGCCCTTGTGAAGCCCCCCGTCAACAACGGGGAAGTCATCAGCAGGCTGAAGCTGGAAGGCCGTGACCGAGGGCGCATCATGCCCTTCGCTCGCTCCCTCATCCTCAACAAGCCTGAGCTTGCGTTCCACGGGTCAGCCCTGACAGCCCACGTGATCAAGGAGTGGTCGTGAAGCCCTCTGTGACACGCGTCGCCTCGCTGCACGTCGCTGGCTATTTCAGCGTCGGCGATCTGATCTTCTTCGGCAAGTACAAGAACAAGCGGGGCCGCATCGTCTCGTTTGGACGCACGGAAAAGGGCAACCCTACGGTTGAGGTTGAGCCCATCCCCAAGGGTCGGAAGAAGAACAAGACCTTCGGTCTGTTCAAGATCTGGCACACCGACGTGGAGAAGCGTGGTTCGACGGACGCCGTGGTCAAGCTCGATGGTCAACAGTACAAGGTGCTCAGGACTGGGCGATCTTGGGAGGTGCGTGGCCCTAACGGGCGCACGGCCCACTTGTGGTTCACGACGGCGACGCGTGCGACCACTGAGCATCACAATGCGGCTTACGTCGTTCTCGACCCCGGCGCAGACGCAGAGTCGCAAAGGTTCCCCATACGCTCGTTCTCGTTTACGACAGCAAGAGGTGGCTGGGATTCGGATCGGGGGACGTGGTTCAAGGGTGCGTGTGAGCGCGTTGCCGCTCTCCACATGGCGAAGGAATGGGCGAGTGAGAAGCAGCGCAAAAAGTACCTGCAAGACCACCCCAAGGCTGACCCGAAGAGGCACACGGTCAAGGGTCCAGCGTCGAGCAAGGGTCGCGGAAAGAGCCTTGCGGACGCCGCCCTCGCCAAGATCCAAGGGGTCAAGAAGGCGCTCGCAGACGCGGTTCGGGCTGCCCCCGAGGAGACGCAGAAATTCCTGTTCGACAAGGAACACCGTCAGAAGCGCACGAAGGAAACAGCGGAGGTGCTCAAGACGAAGGCACCCCAGGTGAAGAAATCACTTTGGGAGTCCCTCAAATCTGAGGCTGACTCCTTTCCGAAGGCGGGCCGCATCCTTTCGCGTTTGATCAAGGGCGGGAAGCTGGAGAAGGGCGACCTCAGAACCCTCTACGGAGTCTCGGTGTATGTCGCCGGGGGTATCGCAGGGGCGATGAGTGGGGGGCTCGTAGGGGCCGCGATATTCGGCGGGGCCAAGGCGCTCCTTCACAGTTTCTCGCTTCACGTCGGGATCAAGGCGTGCAGCGCCCTTTTTGACGAGGGGTTCTTGGGTGTTGAGGCAGCGGAAACAGTTGCCACCTTTGCGGGCGCCAATCTTCCGTTCACGACCGGAGACATTCCCGGCTTCGGCAAGATTCTCGATGTGATCAAGGACGTGGTGTTGGCGGCCGACGACAAGGGCTCCAAGGACCCGGTTCGCAAATTCGTGGACGCGCTCTACGACCAGATCGTGAAAGACATGGAGAAGGGCTACAGCGACGCGGACATGCGAAGCATGCTTCAGGGAAAGGTGCCGGCATGAAAAGCGCATTGCATATCGCGGCGTTGTATCGCGCCAAGTACAAGGACAAGAAGGTCGTCAAGGACTCGGACGGTAAGGACATGACCGTCTACGAGTACAGCGATCGACAGGTGTCGAGGCGCAACAACGACAAGGCCGATCGCGTGCAGAAGCTCCGGTCGATCCGGTCTGACCTCGTGAAGAAGGTCAAGAAGGACTACAAGGCCAAGGATCTGAAAACGCGGCTCACCGCGCTGGCCGTCGGGCTCATCGACCACACCTACGAGCGAGTGGGTAACGACGAGAGCGCGAAGGAGGGCCACTTTGGTGTGACGGGGTGGCTCGTCAAGCACGTCTCGTTCTCCGGGGGCAAGGCGACGGTCTCCTACGTCGGCAAGTCAGGGGTCAAGCAGACCAAGACGGTTTCGGACAGCAGCGCGGTCAAATTGCTGAAGGAAGCGGTCAAGGGCAAGAAGGGCTCCGATCCGATCTTCACCTGTGAGGATGGCGACTCGACGGTTTGCGTGGGCGCGGAGGAGGTCAATGCGTACCTCCCCAAAGGAATCACCGCCAAGGATTTGCGGGGTCTTCACGCCAACGAACAGATGCTCGACATGCTCAAAGCGCAGCGGAAGGGGCCACTCCCCTCCGACAAGAAGAAGCGCGAGAAGAAGCTCAAGGACGAGTTCAAGCGGGCACTGGAGGAGACGGCGAAGGCGGTGGGTCACGAGCCCAGCACGCTACGGAGCCAATACCTCGTCCCTGCATTGGAGGAGTCCTACATGAAGGACGGCACCGTGATCGACAAGCTCAACAAGGCTGCCAGCTTGATCGCCGAGTGGGCGCGGCTTGGGACCAAAAGCGACGCTGAGAAGCAGGATGAGGATGCCCAGGATCACGTTCGCAAGGAGCCGAAGAAGAAGCCCCCGCGCTACGACCTTCGGGACAACCGCGTCCATGACTCCGATTCGGACTCGGATCCCGACATGAAGAACGAGAACGAGAAGGACCCCGACATGTCGCTCAACTACAAGCGAGTGGCACATCGGTTCCTGGCGTTCAAATCCCCGACGCCCGAGGGTGCGAAGAAGCTCCACGAGGACTACAAGCGCAAGAACCCCGGCACGTCTCAGACCTGGGAGGACTTCTACGAAGAGGGCGAGGGCAAGGAGAAGAAGGACGACGACGAGCCCAAGGGTGACTCGGAGAAGGGTGAGGAAGAAGAGTCTGGGGGCCGCAAGAAGCTGGAGCAGGAGGTTGAAAGCCTCAAGATCAGGTTGGACGGGGAGAAGGATCTTTCCAAGCGCCCTGAGATCGAAAAACAGATCGCCGAGGCTGAAAAGAAGCTAGAGGGTGAGACGAAAAAGGAGCCCAAGGCCAAGGAGCCCGGGGAAACTGCTAAGGCCCAAGCCCCCAAACTGACCGAGGAGGTCGGCAAGGTATTCGATTCGACGCTCCAAGGTGGGCGCGTGCAGTTGCCCGCAGAGGTCAAGCGATACCTGCCAGCGGCCCTGGCGGCCATGAGCCCTCAAGAACAGGGGGTCTTTTTTGACGCGTCGAAGAAATGGGCGGAGTCGATGGCGAGCGCCGAGATCACTGGTCCCGACGCTATCGAAAAGGCCGAGCGATTCCTTGACGAGAACGCTGACTACCAGATCGAGAACGAAACGGATCCCGCCAAGCTGGCCGAGTACGTTGCCGAGCGGGTCCGTGCCGAGCATGTTCTCTCTGTAGAAAAAGACCGAGGGTCGAAGGCGAAGAAGGCGATCAGCAAGTCGATCGACGCGATTCAGAAGAAGCTCCGAGAGGACACGAAGGACGCGCGCTATCGCATCCCCTCGGACCTACGTCGAGCCCTTGACGAGCAGATGGCAGGCATGACTGCGAAGGAGGTTTCAACCTTCTCCGAGGCGGTCCTCAAGGCACTGGGCGGGGGCGAGCAAAAATACAACGACAGCGAGGAGTCGGTTGAACAGGCCCGTGGGGACATTTCCGACTTTTACGAGAATCTCGATGACCTGACTACGCCCGGTGCCTCCGACGACGTAGCCATTGAAAATCTGGCGCAGAGCGTGGCTGACATGCTCGCAGCGAAGCGGGTTGTCGAGCGGTACGAGGGCAAGGGCAAGGACCGTAAGAAGGCGCTCCGAAAGGTCAAACAGGCACTCGCCAAAGCAAGCGGCAAGCTCGTCTCAGAGCTTCCCAGGGACGTTGTACAGAAGGTCGAGGGCGCCCTCGCAGCGATGGACCCTGACGAGGTGTTGGCGGTCCAGCAGGCGATTGGGGTCGAGGCTGACAAGCTCAAGCGAGTCCTCGCGGAGAACCCCGATGACTCTAGTGTCATCGCGGCAGCCGTGGCTGCGATCCAGTCAAAGGAAATCACGAGCCAGGACCCGTGGCAGATCGCCGAACAGGCGGCACTGCAAATCTTGGCAGCTACGATCATTGCGAACCCACTCAATGTGGGGGGACAAGAGGTCAACAACGATCCCAAATCGCCAACGGATCTGGATGCCCGGGGCATGGCCGCCTTTGAAAAATTCAAAGCCCTTCCACCCGAGCTTCGGGAAGGTGCAGCCAAGACGCTTTCCGAAAAGCTCAAGACGGCGAAGAGGGGCTCACCCGAAGCTCAGGAATTGAATCGAATCCTCGACGGGCTCGCGTTGGCTGCCTGGACGGACCCTGAATCCGAAACCATCGCCAAGATCCCTGGGAGGGATGTGAGCAAGGGGTTTGTCGAGTTGGCGAAGCACTTGGTCGCCGACGGTCAAACACACCTGCTCCTCGGCCCTGTGCAGAACCTCTACTCCACCGAAGGCATCAGCAAGATGACCGAGGCGTTGCAGAGCATGGACGACGAGTCGTTGATCCGAGCAACGCAAGAGACTCAGCCTGAGCTTGCCAAGGCACTCAAGGACACCATCGAGGGCGGCGACGGCACCGAGTACATGACCGGGGACAAGAAGGAAATCCTTCGTGACCTCATGGTTCAGATCGCCGTGGACGACATGGTGATCGTGGACAAACTCATGCGCGAGGCGATGGAGGCGGAGGCCGGACCCCAGGAAGAGTACGTCGAAGAAGAGGTCGAAGAAGAGGTCGATGGCAAGAAGGTCAAGAAGAAGAAGCTCGTCCCGAAGCCCCCGAAGGGCGACGTGGAGGACGACATTCTCATGGGCCGCGACTCAAAAATTCCAGAACACCGCGACCTTTGGGCCAACGAGGCCCGGAAGATCGGCAAGAAAAAGAAGGACAAGGGATTTCTCGATCTACTCAAGGGATTTCTCGGAGTATCCCTCTTCGACAAAAAGAAGAAAACGGCCGGTCAAAACTCCAACTTTGGAAGTTTCGGAGTATCCGACGGCGAATTTGCCGTCGAAATGCGGAAGGCAAACCTTCGGCAGTACCTTGAGTTCTTGGAGGAGAAGGTTGGGGACCTCCCAAATTCCCCGATGATCCTCGCAATTCGCCGGTTTATTGAAACTGGCAACCCTGATTTCCTGAATTCGGAGCCCGCGGAGGGCGAGTTTGGGACCGAAGCCGATAATTTGGGGAAAAAATCGGCCTTCAAATTTCAATCATCCCCCTATACCACGACACGTTTAAGTGCAGAGCGACCCGCCTGCGCTGGACTTCCCGTCGCGCCGTCAAGGAGAAAACCAATGTCTGAAGCTCTGAAGCAGGCCAAGCTGCTCACCGACCATTTTGATAACCTCGCAACCCTCGTTCAGAAAAACGCAGGGACGCTCCTGATTCCCGAGAAGATCGCTATGGATTTCGCCAAGCGGTGCGATCTGATCTCCGACCACCTGGAAAAGCACGCCGGTCAGTGGACGATGGACCCCAAGGGGAATTTCAACGTCGGCCCCTCGCAGCCGTTCAACCCCGCCGAGATCGGCGAGCAGGATGCAACGCCTCCGAAGACCGAAGGAGACGAGCCCTACATGAAGAAGAACTTCATTCAGGAGGAGTTTGACGAGCTTCGTGAGGTCCAGCAGACCGGCGGATTCAGCAACGCCAAGGCCGCGTCGAAGGTGCAAGCAAGCATCGCTCGTATGGCTGCCCGCATCGCTGAGCTTGAAGCCGCTGCCGAATAGGTCGCAGATGCAGCACGACGCCGCCACGCGCTATCAGGAGCTTTCCTCCGAGTATTCGGTGGGAGATACCGTCCAATTGTTGGAAGGTTCCCTCACCGATATCGGACGCGTGGTGGCTGTTTGGCCCGCAATCGGCATGGTGGACGTTCATCTCGGAGGGGACACCACTCGGTTCCCCGTCGAGGATTTGCTCCGGCTCAACCCGGAGCAGTCTGACGCCATCCCGCCAGCAGTCGAATTCAATGAGATCCCCGGAGGCCAGGGCACTGCCCCGGTTTCGGGCGGGCCCATCACGGGTCCCAGCCCTCTCCCACGAGTTGCCTCTGAGCACCGCGTGGCTGAGGCGTTCGTGAAGAAATCGATCTACTGGGCAAGCCGCGACCGTCAGTACCGCGCGACCAAGGGTGAGGCAGATTCGGGCGAATTCGGTTGCCCCAGGTGCCGTGAAGCCTCCCTCGCACCGACCGTTTACAAGCGTCGAGAAGGCAAGAGCGCGAAGCTCATGTGCTGCCCCTCGTGCCTGTTCACGATCAAGCGTGAGGATTTCTTGCCTGTGGAGGGAGTGGCCTAATGGCTTTCCTTCGCTACGCACGCGCCAAGGTCGTCAAGCCGCATTGCTCCGGCAAGCGGTGGAGCAAGGTTCGTACGGCCTCGACCGCACAGCCCTCGGCCAATCTGGTCGCGCAGGCGAATGAGATCTTGGGGGAGACCTTCGACCCCAACAGCTACCTGCTGACCCACGCCACCATCGTTTGCTCGGTGGACACGAGCGAGGTCACGGGCGTCAAGACGGGCTCCGTCATGGACCCCATGACGGGCAAGCAGTTGAACCGCAAGTGGGCTGACTTCCGCGTCACGCCCGAGTGCGACCAATTCATCAACAACAACAACGACTGCTGGGACCGGGACGTGCTGCTCAAGAGCTATCGCACGTTTGTCGGCGCCCACAACTTCGTTGAGCACGTTCAGATCGAGGAGCAAAGCAAGGGCCGGATCATCGACGCAGTTGCGCGTGATATCGGCCCCTCGGTCTACATCGACATTCTGATTGCCACCCACCGCAAGCACTCGGCGCTCGTCAAGGACATTGAGTCCGGCAAGATGGGCACCCTCTCGATGGGCTGTTCCGTCACCGAAACGATCTGCACGAAATGCGGAAACGTCGCGGCTGACGAGACGGAAATGTGCAATCACATCAAGTACGAGAAGGGCAACCGCTTCTACGATGAGAAGGGCGGCGAACATCGGATCGCTGAGCTTTGCGGACACCCCTCGCTTGACCCCAACGCAGGCGTGACCTTCATCGAGGCGTCCTGGGTTGCGACCCCTGCCTTCGGCGGAGCGGTCATGCGCAACATCCTGACACCGACCCGAGAGGTCGCTGCACGGGTGGCTGAGGTTCTCTCGACGCCTCCCCCTGAGTGGGTTGAGGGCGGCGTGGAGAAGGCTGCTCGGCTTGTCCAGGTGCCGACCACGGCCGAAGGTGAGTTCGATTTCGGTGAGACTGACACTCCCGACGAGGGCGGTGGCGAGGAAGCTCCCCAAGAAGCTCCCGAAGAGAAGGACGACCTTCAAGGGCTGGAAGACAAGCTCTACAAGAAGATGATGAAGCGCGTGCAGGACCGCATGGACAAAGACATGCAGGGCCCCACGCCTTCCCCCGGTGAGCCCGCGAATTCGACGGGCGAAGACGTGATCAAACAAGCTCGGAAGAAGCAAGCCTATGGCAGCTTCATCAAGGGCCTGATCCGCACCGCAGACTCCGAGGTTGCCCTGATCAACGAGTTGGCCGCGGCCAACGACCAGATGGGCATTCGCATTGGAACTGAATTGTATCGTGCCTCCCTCTCCGTGGGGGCCAGTAGACGGTACGCAAACTTGGCCGGGTTCCTGACCGCTTGCGAGCGGGCACTTGGCCGTAAACCAACTCACGGAGAGGCGAAGGACATGCTCCATCTTGGGAAGCTCCTCTCCTCGTGGAATCCACCCAAGTAGAGCAACAGGAGTACGAATCATGGCCCGAGAACGCCTTACCCAGCAGAGCAAAAGTGCATCCCCGCCCCCGCAAATTCCGGCCAACGATCGGACGGACAAGAGCGACCACCCCGCGGCACAGCCCGATCACGAGGACACGGGCTCCGGCACCCCGAGTGATTGGGGCGAGGATGTTCACCCAGGACCCTATGACACGAGCGCCGCTCCCGCGACGCCCGGCTATCAGGAGCCCGCAGATCACCCCGCAGCCAAGCCCGGCAAGCCGATGAAGGCCGCCGACGAGATTGCATATCGCAAGGCGACTGAGAAGAAGGCTGCCCAGTGCATCCGTATCGCTCAGGCGATGATGCCTTCGGCCACCGTCGCGCAGATCGAGGACCAAGCCCTCGACTTCATGGACCTTCCCAACAGCCAGATCCACAACACCCTCGATCGTCTCGGCCTCACCGCCGCCGACGAAGAGGACGAAGAGGACGAGGACGAGGGGGGCAACGGCAAGGAAGCTAGCCACGCTCTCACCGCCCGCATCGACTCGCTGGAAGGCAAGCTCGACCGCATCCTCAAGGGCATGAACCTCTTTTCCGAGGATCCAATGATGGACGAGGAAGAGGACATGATGGACGAGATGATGGCTGACTCGATGGGCCGTGAACAGAACGACCCCCAGTCTGGCTACGGTGTCGTCGGCGACGAGGATGAAGATCCCGAGGTCGAGGCCATGCTGGAAGAGATGATGGCTGGTCACTACGCTGCCGACAAAGAAGACGGCGAGGTCCCCGAGGCTTTCAAGAAGCAGTGGGACAAGAACAAGAAGGACGACGACAAGGACGAGGACGACAAGGAGGACAAGAAGGCCGCCAAGGCTGACGACGACTCCGAGGACGACTCCGATGAGGACGGCGAGGGCAAGGAAGCCAGCGACGAGATCCAGATGCTCTCCCCTGAGCAGGACCCGATGGGTCTCATGGATGTTTCGGCCGCGGGTGACGATGACCTCTCGGTTCTCTACGAGAAGTTCGCGTCCGACGACGATGACGACGACGACGATGACGATGACGACGATTCGGATGACTCCGATGACGACGATTCGGATGACTCCGATGACGACGGCGAGGAGGAGGCTTCCAAGAAGGCTCACGCCAAGGCCGCTGCTCTGAAGCCCCGTCCCAAGAAGCCCTCCAAGGGCCCGAAGAAGCTCGGTCAGGTCTCCAAGACCGCAGCGAGCGAGGTCGGTGAGCTTTCCTCACTTTGGAAAAGCGACCCTGACGTTTCCGGCGTGTTCGGCTAGTCCGAATCGCCTCCAGACTTCCCCGATCTGAAAAAAGATCGGGGAAGTTTCGGTAAGTAGCCAATAAAAAATACAAATAGGAAGAAGGGGGGAGATCGGTGAAAAACACCCAATGGTGGGTGAAGCCATCCCCCGAAACCCACGCCCCTAACAGGGAGTAGAAGGAAAGCCCAGTTTTTATGGCTCTACTTGGACAGGCGAGTGGTGGTTTCACGGAGTCGTCGTCAGCACTACGAATTCTGCATGTCGGAATTCGCAACACCGTAGGTGTGTTGACTGAAGACAGCTTCACGCAAACCAACCCTCCCCTCACCACGGCGGCAGCCGATATCAGCGCGCAGGCGGACACATCAGTCCTCGGCGTTCTGAGCGGTTCTGTCGCTTTCACCCGTCCCGATGCTGGATCGAATTTCGTTGGAGGTCCCGCCGAACCCGGCGTCGGCGCCATCGACACTCAGATCCGTCCTCTGGGATGTTTCATCAACACGGCAGTTGGCAACGCCTTTGAAAACCAGCCCGGCCCCGCAAGTGGCAAGGGTCCCTACGTCTCAGGACAGGGAACCTACGGCAACGGTCTCTTTGAGACTCAGGTGATCGAAGCGGCGGCTGGCGCTCTCGCTCAAGGTGACGCGTTGGTCTACTCGACCGGCATGGAGCTTGTTGCATCGCGCAACGGCTACCTCATGCCTCGCAGCACCGCACAAACGGGTGCAGCCATCTCGCTGGATACCGCCGACCAAGCCCTTCAGGTTGCCAACGGTGCTGCGGCATCTGACCTGATCGGTGTCCTCAAAATGCCGCCCGACGCGGAGATGAACGAACTGGTCTACGACCAGCGCGTCTAGGAGAAAAAGGACATGGCAAACGTATCCAACGCTGTAAAGCAAAAGATCATCTCGGACTACATCCGTACTCCGAGTGGCCGAGCGAAGCTCGCTGCGTCGATGACTCAGCCCCTTCGTACCCGACGCGACTACACTTCTGTAGGCCGCCGTACCTTCCTTGTTGAGCAACTGCCTGACGGCGCGTTGCCCATCTACGACAAGGATCCCGATGTGACTGCGTACGTGGTCGGTGAAGAGGGTGAGAACATCCTCGCTATCACCAAGCCGCGTCGTGTCATCTTCCCTCTGTTTGAGATCGCCTCCAACCCGGAGATCCCTCTCACTCAGATCAAGGAGCGTCGCTTCGATCTCATCGAGCGCGCCCAGGATCTCGCACGTGCGCAGATTCAGGCTGCCGAAGACGAGCGCGTCTTCGCTATCCTTGACGCCATCGCAACGGTCGGCTTCGACTCGCTGCCTGGTGGGCTCAACCCAGACATTCCGGTGGTCGCTCCGATCTCCGGTGCGGTGCTGGCCGACGCCTTTGCTCTCATCGAGCGCCACGACCTCCGGGTCGCTCGCGTGTACATGAACGCACGGGACTACGCCGACATTCGTAAGTTTGGTCGGGACATTCTGGACATTGAGTCGCAAGCGACTCTGCTCAAGACTGGTCTGCAAGCTACCCTTTGGGGCGCCCAGATCATCACGAGCCGTCTCGTTCCCGTGGGCACGGTCTACGTGTGCTGCGAACCCGAGATGTTTGGCCGGATTCCAGTTCGTACGGAACTAACGGTCCTGTCGGCTGATGATCCGCGTGCGCGGACCATTGGGTTCTCGGTTTTCGAGAACCTTGGCATCGGGGCGTACAACCCCCGCGGTCTGACCCGTCTGACGATTACCCGCTAGTAGCGGGCCGTAGGACACGGTTTACAGAAAACCCCGAGGCTTCGGCCTCGGGGTTTTCTTCGTTTTTGTCCCTTCGTTTCTAAATCCCCAACACTTCTATACCTGGATGTTTCTGCTGGGCACGGGTTGCCCATGGGACGCTATCGGGGTATGGGTGTGTTGCGCATGTCTGGGAACGGGACGAAAACTCTTCAAGACCTCACAGAAGCCGATCTGCGGCAGTTGTACCTGATCGATCTGCTGACCCTCACTCAGATCGCCAAGCTGTACTCCACGACCCAAGCATCGATCAGCAGGAGACGACGCAAGTGGGGCATCGAGACGTTGGGCAAGACGGGCCGCAAGGCTCTCCAGCTACCCGCCCTGACCCCCAAGCAGTGCGAGCTACTGGTCGGCTCCCTGCTCGGTGACGGGTCCATGAGTGCCCCGAGCCATCGCACAGCCCGGTTTACGGAGGGCCACAGTATGAAGCAGGCGGCCTACACTGAGTGGAAGGCAGAGCTTCTACAGCCCTTCACGTCCACGGTGGCCGACGCCACGAAGGTCAAGGACGGGAAGGTCTATCAGACCCGGTACTTCACCACGCAAACCTGTACGGCGCTCCGGCCTTACTACGACCTGTTCTACACCGGAGAGGGGCGTGTGTTCCCGGCTTCATTGCCCGATCTGATCACGCCCTTTGTGTTGGCGGTTTGGTTCATGGACGATGGCACCCTCAGCAACCGATTCCACCCTCGCATCACGTTTGGGCTCGATGACTTGAGCCGGAAGCGTGCGTTCAGAGCGCTGCGAAAGCTCGGCCTTAAGCCGGTTCTTCACGAGGAGGGGTCCACGATCAGTATCGACTTCCCGGGTCAGTCGGAGGTGTTCTTTGACATGGTGGGGCCCCACCTGCACGAGTGCATGGAGTACAAGCGGCCCCGCGAGAGTGAGCGCCGGGAACAAGACAAGAATGCACGGAAGCTGACCCCGGAGACGGCGCGTGAATTGTACGATGGCAACATGAGCGTGTCGGAGATCTCCGACCTGTACGGGGTCGGTCGGTCCACCGTCCATCGGCGCATCCATAACGAGGGTGCCCCCAAGAGGATGGGCCGCCCACGTCGTTCGTACTCGCTCAGGGCGGCCGAGGAGGTGTTGGCGAACATTGACCACAAGGCTTGGTCGAACCTGCCTCAAGAGGGGCAGGACACCCAGGTTGAACATGTGGTGGAGGTGTTGCGAAATCTCGGCTTCCCCACGCCCGAGCCCTGGGCAGAGGATCGGATGGCGACGGAGCGTGGGAAGCTGGCTGCTCTGCAAACAACCTGCGTGGATGGGGCGATTGGTCCGCAATCGTGGAGGGGTACGCAAGCCTGCGCCTCCTTTTTTCCGCATCGGTATCGAAGCTCTTACAGGGGACGCGACACCGCGTATGAAAAGTGGCACGACGACAAGGCGTTGACCTCGGCCGTGCGGTTCCAACTGAGCCACGGTGATCCTGTCCTGCCCCATCGTGTCCTGCGTGCGTTGACGATGCAGTACCGGACACCCGGTGTGTTCCGGCCCGTGGTCGCTAAGCACCTCTACACCACCTATTGCAAACCAGGAGGCAAGGTGTGGGACCCTTGTGCGGGATGGGGTGGCCGCCTAATGGGCGCCGTGACGGCGGGTGTTGAGTACCTCGGCACGGATGTGGAATTTGCAACGGTGGAGGGAAACCGGGAGATTGCCAAGGCGTTGGGAGCCCAGGCATCCCTTGTTCATTCGCCTGCCGAAGAATTCGATCCGCCAGAGGTGGATTTCGTGTTTACCTCCCCCCCGTACTTCGACGTGGAACACTACGGCGTGAGCCCCTCGCAATCGTTCCGGCTCTACGAGAACTTCGACGCCTGGGTTGAGGGGTTCCTTCGTCCAGTCATCGAGACGGCGCTCAAAGCTGCGCCGGTCCTCGCCTTGAACGTGGCCCCGATCCGCAAGCGGAAGCAGGTGATCGATTTGCCGAGCAAGGTCGTGGAGGTGGCGACAGAGGTTGGGTTTCTTCACACCGAAACGTTGAGGATGCCCCTGGCCTCGCTGAACCGGAAAAACGCGTCGGAGCCGGTGCTCGTGTTTCGGCGCTGAGTCCAGTTGTACGACCTGTGTAGGCGGCTCGGATCGGGCACTTGAATTGGGGACTTTGGTTTCGTTACGGACCCGGGTAAAACTCCCGGCGCCACAAGCGGGGAACGACCTTTGCATCGTCGGGTGAAGGTTTCGATCTTGTCGTGTTTGTCGTAAGGAAGGGTGTGGACAGGCAACCTCCTCGCAAAACGCTCTATTCATCGCAGGTTGAGGCCCACCGGGCCCTTTATTCCTTCTGGGCGGCGGGGGATCCGGTTTTCGGGCTTGTGAGCCCTACCGGGTCGGGCAAGACGACCATCGTTAAATCGGTAGCTGCCCGCTTCAAGGAGGAGGGGGGCGGCGGACGGCGCGGGGTGAGGGCCCTTTTTGTGGTGGTCCCGCAGAACCACATCCAAGATGGGTTCAGGGAACCGGCCACGCTTGTCGTGCCCGGCGAGGGCACTTTCACGATCGGGCCTACAACATGGCTCCCCGGACAAAGCACCACAACGCATCGGATCCGGGGGATGCTCCACGCGAAGAAGCGTTCGCAGTGGTTTGGGGCGACGTGCTCCTATCAGATGATGATCAATGCTCTCGATGGAGACCCTGATCTCACGGGCTGCTGCTTGTCGATTGACGAAGCCCAGCACGCGGGCGAGGGGGTCACGAAATTGTACGAGTTGGAGCGCAGGTGGGTCGCGCTCGGGGGTCAGGTGCTCAAGATCACGGCAACGCCCTACCGTCACGACGGGCGAGACGTTTTCAAACCGGGTCAGCCCCGGTACGTCAAGACGATCGCCGAACACGCACTCGACACCGACTCGGAAGGCAACCCGCTTGTCCCTCCGAACATGATCATGGTGGCGGAGCGGTTGCCCGGCTACACCGTGAAGAACCGCAAGGAGTTGAACGGTCAGTCGGCCCCTGCTCAGATCAAGGGGAATGCGACTGCGGCGATCGTCAAGCGGTGGGAAAAGGACGGAAAGCCGAAGCTCGTCGTGGTCGTTCCACAGTGGAAATCAAAGGTGTGGGCCTCCAAACTTCAGAAGGCGTTTGAGCGCAAAGGCGCTCGGGTGGTCAACGCGGTAGGCACGGGGAAGGGCGCACAGGCCCGGCTTCGGGCCGTGCTTGACCATGAGCGAAATGTCTCAAAAATCGAGGATTCAACGGTTGACGTGATCCTCGCCTGCAAGCGGTTCGATGAAGGGACGGATTGGCCGCTGTGTAGTCACCTTTATGCTGTTGGTTTTCCCGGCAGTTTCCCCTTGATCGTTCAGAGGTGGGGGCGGACCTTCCGTCCGAAGCATCATATCGTAGGCCACCCCCACCCCGACCACGCTGTTATCGTGTTCTTCTGCCCTCGGCCGGAAGGTATTGGAGACAACGCTATGAAGGCCCACAAGCGTGCCGCGCTGTTGAGCGCGTGTTTTCTCCACGACCACAGCACGGCGAAGGCGTACACGCGGATCGCACGGGTCATCTCTGCGCTCAGGAAGGGTTTGTCCGACTCCCTGGGTGACGAGGGCAGTCGCCAGTCTGGCGAGGTTGTGCCTGACGAGGGCAAGATGGCGATGGCGAAAGCCAAGTTGTCAAGGAAGGCAACGATCGAGCAGATCCTCGCGCAAGGGCACGACCTCGCAGTGCGGATCCAGCTTGCGGTTCAAGTCGGGGTGCCCGAGAAGGAAATCCGACGGGCAATCACTCAACGAATCCGTAACGCGCAAGACCCGATCGCCCCAGCGCTCAGTGCGGCCTTTGATGATGTGCTTGCGCAGTACCGCGACCTTGAGGTCACTTTCGAGGAAGGCGTGTTAGCGATGATCGGTATGTTCACAGGCGAGACGATCAAGGACATTTCTCGACGCCTCTCCGCACGTCTGCGGACAATGGATTCAACGATGGCGGAGATTCGGGAATTCTTCGACAAGCACGGCAGTCGCCCGACGAAGATTGATATGGACCCCGCAAATCAGTGGTTGAGGCGACAGCATCGTTCGTCCATCTCCAAGCTGTGCGACGAGATGGGGCTTCCAAGCGAGAAACGAACAATGGAGTCAACGATGGCGGAGATTCGGGAATTCTTCGACAAGCACGGCTGTCGCCCGACGACGAAAGATCTTACCGTTCAGGGCGCGTGGCTGACGCGACACGGTTCTTCCCTGTCCGCGTTGTGCGAAGAAATGGGGCTGCCGGGAGACTCCCTCGTCTACCACCTGTCGAGAACGATGGCGTCCGCCAGAGCCGAGGTTCGGGAATTCTTCGACAAGCACGGCCGTCGCCCTAAATCGAAGGAAGTCCCAGCCTTATACGCGTGGTTGCGATCGAACCACATGACTCCCCTGACAGCGTTGTGTGACGAGATGGGGCTTCCAGATGGGGGACGGACGATGGAGTCCACTAGGATCGAGGTTCGGGAATTCTTTGACAAGCATGACCGTCGCCCTAAGTGGGCGGAGAGACCAACCTTGGCGAGATGGTTGAGGGACCAACACACGTCCTTGTCTGATCTGTGTGACGAGATGGGGTTTCCAGAGGAAGGAAGGACGATGGAGTCTACGAGGAAGGAGATTCGAGAATTCTTCGACCGACATGGGCAATGCCCTACGAAGAAGGGTATGAACACGGCAAACGAGTGGTTGAAGCGAAGGCATACCTCCGTCCCTAAATTGTGCGAAGAAATGGGGCTTCCGATGGAGTCCGCCAGAACCGAGGTTCGGGATTTCTTTGACAAGCACGGCCGTCGCCCGAAGTGGAAGGAGGTGCGCTCCTTGACCCATCGGTTGCGATCGAACGGCATGACCCTGACCGCGTTGTGCGACGAGATGGGGTTTCCAGACGGGAAACGGACGATGGGGTCCGCTATGGCCGAGGTTCGGGATTTCTTTGGCAAGCACGGTCGCCGCCCTAAATCGAAGGATCTGGCAAACATTGATGCGTGGCTACGCGCACGGGGTTCCTCCCTCCGCAAGCTCTGCGACGAAATGGGGCTGCCCAAATGAGGTCCAACTTCACTAACAACGCGTCCAAGCAAGAGACGCGCGTTGCGAACCTCAGAGCAGCGCAACGCAGTTATGTCCTTTGTCCCCCACACAGGGGCAAGCTGGTCGATGATTGGGTCGAGCTTGCCGGGGTCGAGTGCCCGACGCTCGACCTGATCGAGTCGGCTCTCTCTCGACGCGCACAGATGATCGGTGTCGAGCGCAACTCCTCCATCCTTGCCGAGTGTCGCAGGATCCATTCCGGTCGCCGTGCGTCCTGGGTGGAAGGAGATCTGATCAACCTCGTCATGTCTCGGGACACCTGCCTACAAAATGCAGGGGTGCTCAACTACGATGGGTTCCACACCCCCGGCGCGCCCTTGGAGGAGGCTCTGGAGATCCTCGGGGATTTTGCGGTAGCTCGGCAAGCCCAGGCGTCGCATTTCTTACTCATCATCAACGTGACGACGGCCTACTTGAAATCCACTGCGACGACGCTGCGGTGGATCGAGCGGGTGTTCCCCAAGTACCTGACGGGCACCCTCCCGCCCGACCTGACCGCGTGTGTGTACACCTCCAAGACGAAGCCGATGGTCAACGTGCAGATCGGGTACGGATACGACCCCCATTCTGCCCTCTCAGCCATCGAGGGCGTTCGGCTGCGCGCCTGACAGGTACAATCCAGACATGAGTTGCACAGCCACGACCATCCTTGAGTGCGAGAACGGCGGCTGCCCTGATCACGATCTGGAGACCGGCATCTGGATCGATTCGGTCGCGCGGTGGTCGGCGGGTGGCTCGACACCCGAGCAGATCGCCAAGGATTTGGGCATCCCGGTTGAGATGGTCACGCCTCACCTCCAAACCTCCGAAGAGGCGAAGGCGAAGCGGGAAGCCTTTCAGGATCAAAGGTCGGCCATGATCACGACCCTGTATTCGATGGGGCAGTACACGCAGGTCGAAATTGCAGACCAGCTTAACATCTCGCAGGCCGTGGTCGCCTACCACCTTGCCCGCCAACGGGAGACGGAGCCCAACACCGTCAGGGAGAAATTCGGTCGCCTCACCCGCGAGACCCAAGACCTGGGTGCCATCCTCAAAGCTGCGGCGTTCGGTGCCCCGCTTGTGTCTTCGCGGATCGAGGTTGGATACCCGGTGTGCCCCGAGGACCTCCGCGACCCGCTTGGGGTCGTAGCTTCCGCCGCCACCGTGCGGGGCATGGTCATGGGCGCACGCACCTTTGCGGACATGCGTGTGTTTGGCCGTGACGTACTGGAGATCGAGACCATCGCTGCCAAGTTGAAAGCGGACCTATACGCCCGACTGTGGGATGTGCCTTTGTTCGTCATCCGGCCGATCGATGCCTCCATCTGGATTGTGGGCCAGTGCGACGACGGGTCCTGGGTCCGGCAAGAGGTTGTCCCCAAGCCCGAACCCGCCGACGATCGGATCCGGTTTCGGATCTGAGCGACCTGTCGTAACCGCGTATGGGACAAAGTACCAACGGCATCATTTCCTACGGAATTCAATTTGAAGAGGGCGAGGGGTGCCCTTGGGAGGAAGCCGCTGAAGCCGCGGGTTTTGACGATCCGTGGGATGACGACTACCTCGCCTTCGCCTTGTGCGGGATCGAGCCCTTTGGCGATGTGGAGTGGGGGGAGCGCGGAAGCCCTGAATACGAGGCTGTCAGGGCCCGTGCCGGCGCCTACTACGACAAGAAGAAGGCCGCGCTGGCCGGTCTGGGCGTCGAATTCCTGACCCACTGCTCCGGCGATTACCCGATGTACATGCTCGTGATCTCCGAGTCGCAGCAGACCGCGAACCGGGGCTACCCGCAGAGGATCAACCCTCGGGAGATGGACATGGCCGAGAACAACGGCGACTGGCCTGCCCGGCTCCGCGCGGTCATGGAGAAGCTGGAGATCGACGGCGACAAGGAGATGGGCTGGACTCTCTGTTCAATGTGGAATTGATTTGGCGTAAGTAGGGGCGATGAGCGAGCCTCACCTCCACTCGATGCACCAGACCGCGTTCTGCTCTGCGTGTGGCGACCTTGATGGTTGCCACCGCTGGCGTTGGGCCTACGATGGCGTTGCAGAGGGCCAGCGCTGGCAGCATTTCAAGGGCCAGGAGTACGATGTGGTCGGGCGTGCGACGCATTCCGAGTCGGGTGAAGCTCTGATCTTGTATCGGCGATCTGATCGTCCGGCAGGAACGGTGTGGGCCCGGCCCGAGTCGATGTGGCTGGACGCCCCGACGTTCAAGCCGACGCCGGCCGCCGAATTCGCCGGTTCGACGGGCTGCCTTCACGGGATGCAGGACAAGTACATCGACCACGTGACGGGTGACTACCACTGCTCTGCCTGCGAAGGCGCGACGGCTCGCTTCTGGAGGATCTCGTGAGGTACGTGGTCCGCGACGATGACGGGACGATGCAGACGTGGCTCGATGACGACGTGAGTTGCAACGCCCGGGAGATGGGCGACCTCTGCGGGGGTTGTGACTCCTGCATGCTCAAGCAGTACGAACACTACGGCGCCGTCGTGGACCCGATCGAGTCGGACGCCCACCTTGCCGTGTTGAAAGCGATGGCGATATGGACCCCTTGATTCCCGATCACATGGTCAAACTCATAGCCTCCGCGAACGAGTGGGACGATGGCGATATTTGGTTCCTCGGCAACGGGAGGAAGGCTGAATTTGACGGCCGGAAATCGCTGTTCACGGTTTCGGAGAAGGGCCGGACCATTGGAACGGTGCCTCTCAAGAAGATCTTAGGTACGAAATGACCGTCTACGCGATCCAACTGAACGACGCCATCGTGGCCGTCACCGACGACGAGAGCCGTGCGGACAAGATGGCCGCTGCGGTCAAGGCCAACGAGGGCCAGCACCATCGCCACGTCTTCGTGCGGCCCTTTGAATTGAACAAGTGGCCCGAGCACTGGGCAGGCAAGGAAGAACATGGATCGTGAACTAGAATCCCTGATTGAACGGCGAGTAGAGGAAAGGTTGGAGGAGAGGCTGTCCGAACGGGAGGGCGACCTGCTCGCGCTGCGTCGAGAGAAGGACGAATCCGACCGGCAGCGTGACCGAGCCTTGGCCTTACTCGTGGAGAGCGGGATCACGCCGGTCCTCCGCGTCAACGTGCTCAACGCAGAGCCCCTTTACGTCCTTGTCCGCCTCGATGGCAGCGAAGCTGACCGCATGTTTCCCGATGCGCTTGAGGCCGTCACCGCGCTCTTGGTCGAGAAGAAGAAGGCCGTCGAGGCTGGGGGAAGGGGCAGCGCATGAGCTTCACAGAACAAGACGCGCTGAGGCATGCCACGCTTGTCGGCGCACAGAGTCCCTGCGCAAAATCGAAGCGCGGCGTGGTCGTGTTCCTGCGCGACCGGACCAAGTTTGAGGATCCGGGCGAGTACAGCGTTGGGACCAACGAGCCCCCGTGGCCGATGGCGTGTGACGGCTCCGAGGCGTGCCGGGCAAACTGCAACAAGCTGTGTGTGCACGCCGAGGCCAGCGCCTTGCTCAACCTGATCGGTCAGGAGCCGGCGCGACCCCCCGCCCCGACCCGTCTTGACGAGTTTGAGATGCTCCACGTCAAGGTGGTGGGGGGCGTCGCGGTCCCGAGTGGGCCTCCCTCCTGCCCCTACTGCTCGCGCCTGATTCTCAAGATGGGGCTCAAGGCGATGTGGCTGTTGCACGAGGACGGCTTGCGCTCGTACACGGCCGAGGAATTCCACCGACTCACGCTTGAACACTGCGGCCTTCCCATCATCGAGCAGAGCTACTCGCACGTGAGCACCTCGGCGCCGAAAGAGGGGACACAGATCGTTGAAACGTTGCCAGACGCTTGCCCAACCTGCGGCAAGGGGATGCTCCAAGGCTACGGGTTGGCCGGTGGAGGCATGGGGGCGTGGGCAGTCTGCGAAGAGACGTGTCCGATCACGTACAAGGTGCTCGATCCCGCCGACGATTGAGCCTATACAGATCCGATCAGTATCATGCTGGTCGTAGCCCTTAACGGACTCCTTGGCGCGCGCAAGGACGAGGTAGACATGACGGAGGTTGTGGAGGGTGTACTTGATCACCTCCCCTACCGCTCCCATGTCGAAGTCCTCCGCGGACGCGGAGGAGCAGGTGCCTTCAAATTTGCGAAGCTCTACAAGCGCATCCTTCGTGAGTCGAAGGACCACGACACGTTGTTGCTTGCGGGCAAATCCTACGGTGGGCACTGGTGTTGCCGCCTTCTGTGGAAGCTCGCGTCCGCGGAGAAGCTCGATCGCTTCGCCAACGTGGGCCTTGTGACGGTGGACCCCAGCTATGTTCTCCACAAGATGCAGAAGAAGATCAAACAGATCCCCGAGATCGGTTTCGCCCGCAATGTCCACCAGTACGGGCCCCGCTCGGGCTACCGCCTTGGCCCGCCGGCCGAGAACATTGTGGTCAAGGGCACCCACGCGAACATCGATCAGAAGCCGGCCGTGACGAAGGCCGTCTACGACCTCCTCCACTGGGGCCACGTCAAATCAGGCGCATAGGGCGCGGTTTCGATCTGAAGGGGTCGAACGTGTAAGAGACATGAGCGACATGACTCTCATCCCCACCCCCCTCTCTGACGCCGACATCGAGGCCGCGGTCGCCGACTACGAACGCCGCTGCGCCGCAGGAGAGTTTGACGACGAGGACGAAGGTTACATGGGCACAGGCATGAGCGAGGCGGCCTATTTCACCGCCGCGGGCTCGGCTGAGTTTCTGTAGGCGTCGCGTTGGCGTAAGTAGGGGTGTGAAGCCCTCTTTCACTGACCCGCCCAACATCGCCGCTCGCAAAGCCGAGCGGCGCGAGGCGTGGGGAACTGAGCATCCTCGACATGCCTGGGCGCTGAACCACCTGGAGGGCCCGACGTTCAAGGAGCGGTTTGTCGCGGCCATCGAGGGCGACCTCGTGCCCGAGGAGCAGATGGAGGCCCTTGCCCTCATTGCTGACGCGTTGGAGGCCGGGTTACGTGACGCCGGCAGGCGCTTCACGTTGGGGCTGGCTGGCCGCTGCTCGATCTGCGCCCGCCGCATGACCTACTTCTTGGAGAACATGGAGCTTGACGACGGCCACTGCGTTCGCGTCGGAGGTTCATGCCTCGATGTGACATGGCAGTGTTCGGTTTGCGACGAGCACGTGTGCCGATGGTGCGCGATGGTGGAGCCTGCGCAGCGGATGGTGATTCTCTCGCCCACGTACTGCTCCGAAACCTGCTGGAAAAAAGACGGAAGCCCTGATGAATAAGCTCACCCCGATCCAAGCCATTTCCTTCCTCCGCTCCTGCGTCAATGGGGGCGAGCGGCTCAACGACGAGGACAACGCGATGATCGACGCCGCCCTCGCCGAACTGAAGGAACCCATCGTGCGGGTCGGTGTTGCCGTCCTGATCAGCCGTGACGGCAAGTGGCTCATGCACAAGCGCAAGGGTTCGCACGGGCCGGGCACATGGTCGTTCCCAGGCGGCCACATTGATTTCGGAGATACGCCCGAGGCCGCGTGCCGGCGCGAGGTCTTGGAGGAGACCGGGCTGGAGGTCGGCTACTGCGAGCCCTACCGCTACCTGCCCTACGCGAACGCCAACTTTGTCGAAGGCAAGCAGTACATCACCCTGTTCTTCGTCGCCGAGTACATCGGGGGCGTGCCCAAGGTCATGGAGCCCGACAAGTGTGACGGCGACTGGATCTGGGTTGACCCGGTGGACCCCCCGAAGCCTTTGTTCGGGGCGCTGTCCGACTGTTGGGACGAACTCGTGAATTCGACCGGACCGTTTGGGAGTGAGTGATGCGGCTGGCAATTCTCAGCGACACGGGCCGAGTACCTCAAGTGGGCGGTGTTTCTGCTCACGGCTGAGGACTATCACGCAGGCAAAGCGAAAGTAGGAAACGATGAGTAGACTGAAGATCAACGAGCTTCGTTTTACAGAGGGCCACATCTGGCTGTACCTGGGTGATGACCGAGAGCGGCAGCGTGGGCAGATCCTCGGGTCGTTGGTGACGCCCATGAGCGAGCGCAGCCGGGTGTACGCCGACCTTCAGGCTTTGGAGACGGTCACTAGGGTGTATTTCAGGAAGCCCTGCGTGGTGCTCAACGTCCGCCTGGACGACGACCTACTCAACCTCGGGTACGGCATCCGCTTGTACGCCGAGTTGGCCAAGGTAGCGGCCGAGCGATTCAAGGCACCCATCGTGAGCGGCGCGTATGTTGGATCGGTCACCAGTAGCGACGCCCTGCGCACCTGGGCCTCCAAGCGGTTGGCCGACCGCGTTATCGTTCAGGGGGAGTCCGCGTGGGGTGGGGCTATCAAGAAATCTCCATGACGCGTTGTGAAGCCCAGACGACAATGCGCCAAGTGCCCATGGAAGGTCGGGACGGACCCGCACGACATTCCCAACGGCTATTGCGAGACGAAGCATGCGGCGTTGAGCAAGACCATTGCGGAGCCTGGGAGGGTCAGCACGGGGACTCTCCACATCATGGCTTGTCACTTGGCTTCGCTCGTGTAGCCGTACACCTCCCTCGGGTGCGAGATCTTGGCCGAGCGGGTGAAACACCTTCGGCCCAGGCTCCACTGTTTCGGCCACGTCCACGAGGGGTTCGGGCGGGTCTTCAGCCGCGGGACTTGGTTTGTGAACGCTGCCTGCAACACGCGAGGGCACTACACGCGAGATCACGAGGCCGGGTTGACCCGGATGCACATGGCGATCCGAGACGCCACCCTGTTCGACCTCTGACGGTACAGTGGGCCATGTTGATCGGGATCGATGAAGCGGGTCGCGGGCCTGTGCTCGGGCCGATGGTCCTGGGCATCTGCGTGATCGCCCCGGAGAAGGTGATCGAATTCAAGGAGCTTGGGATCACTGACTCCAAGAAATTCGGCAGCGGGGCCAAAGGCCACGCCAAGCGGGCCGCACTACGCGACAAAATCATCGGTCTATCCGATACCTGGGCGGTCGAGATCGCCGAGCCCGAGAAGGTGGACGATTGGGTCGAGAGGCGGTCGCTGAACGAGTTGGAGCGGCACATGGCTGAGAAGCTCCTGAGAGCCGTAGGGGCGGGCCCTGGCGACTTCATAGTCTGCGACGGCGAGGGTCTCTTCGGCCCTCTCCGTGCCTTCTGGCCCGGTCTGAGGGCCGAGAACAAGGCAGACGTGCATTACGTGTCCGTGGCGGCTGCTTCCATCCTGGCGAAGTGGAGGCGGGACCACGAGATGCTCAAGATGAGCCAGAAGTACGAGGCTGAGGGCTACCCGCCGCTGAAGGGCGGAGGCTACGTCAACGCGGGGGCGATCAAATTCATGGAGGACTACATGGAGGCCAACGGTGAGCTTCCTCCAGAGGCCCGCAAATCGTGGAAATGGCAGCGCACGCGAGGCACCGCGCTGCCCGGAGGCAACATTCTCGATCTGTTTCCGGCTTCGTAGTAGGCCGGTTTGGCGTAAGCAGGGGTATGAGGATCTATCTCGTCCGTCATGGTCAGTCTCAGTCCAATGCCGATTGGACCGTCAACCAGCGCGTCGCCGACCACGCGATCGAATTGACCGACGCCGGCCATGAGCAGGCGAAGGCCGCTGGGACGGCTTTGGCCGTACACCTCCATGACTCCCTGGTCAGTCCGTTCTCGGCGGGAGCGCCTCGGACCATCCCGAAGGTTCGCCTTTGGCACAGCCCCTACATGCGCACGCGTCAGACCGCAGCCGGCCTGGAGGAGACCTGCCTCCTGCCGCAACTGAACGACGGCATTCCGACTGAATACCGGATCCCCGAGAAGAGTGGGAGTGACACCCTCCATCATTCGATCCGCAAGCCCGGGGACTCCTGGTTCTACGACAAGCGCGAGCACATGCTCTTGGCTGAGCAGCAGTTCGGCCTGTTCGATGGGCTCAACGACGACGAGCGCGAGAAGCAGTTCCCGAAGGAGCACGCCTACTACCAGAAGTGTCGTGCGTTTGAGGGCAAAATGTGGCCCAAGATGCCGCAGGGAGAGTCCCGCTTTGAAGTTTGCCAGCGGGTCCACCAGTCGTTCGGCACCTTCCACCGCGACGCTGCCCGGCACGGCATCGAGAACATCGTGGTCGTCGGGCACGGCACGACCAACCGCGCCTTCGTGACGATGTGGCTGCACAAGCCGTGGGAGTGGATGCACCAGGAGCCGAACCCGCTCAACACCTCGATTCGATTGATCGTGGACGGCGAGGACAAGGGCTACATTTTCGACGGCTTCAAGGGAGGGCAACATGCGGGGCAGTGATGAGACCGTGCTCTCTCTGACCACCACCCCAGGGGTCGTGGCGGCCCAGGTCTACCGGCACTCTCGGAGGTCGGCATCGAGCGCGGGGGACGTGAAGCTCTATGGCCTCCTCGATTCGGTTTGCAAGCTCGCGTGTCTCGTGGACGAACCCGCGATGCGGGTGAACGTGGGCGATCTCGGAGTCAGTACGCTCCGTCGAGACGACGGTGCGTACCTGATCGTTGCCCACCAGCGGCACCACCCCATCGTGAAATCCGTGAGCCGCCTGCTCCGGCGGCGCATGGCGAAGCTGTCTCAGATCGAGGTGCCTCTCGACACCTCCTGCTTCACGGGAGGTGCTCGGTGATCGGCGAGCTTATAGACTCCTACCTCCTCGCGCAGCGCAAGCTGGTCCACAGCACGGGGGAGTCGTCGTGGTCTGTCGTGGACAAGGAGAGGCGGGTCGAGCGTGACCCCTGGTAAGACGATCAAGGGCACGCCCAAGGTGGTATATGCGTACCAGTGCCCATGCGGGCACCGCTGGACAGAGGACTACGGGTGCTCATGGGACATGACGGCCTATGAGCCCAACGAGGAGGACATGGTTGAGTGTCCGAAGTGCGGCAAGGAATACGAATTGGAGTTTGAGGAGTGAAGTGGAAATTCGACGGGCGCACCTATGACCCCGAGCACGATTTTGCTCGCCTCAAGGGCCAGCTTGCCAAGGTGCTTGGCATTTTGCTCGACGGGAAACACCACACCACCGACGAGCTTAGGGCGAGGTGCGGGTCTGCGGGAGATTCCAGAGTCCGAGATTTACGGAAACGTGCGTTCGGGGGCTTTGACATTGACACTTCACGGATTTCAGAGGGGAGCCCCCACCATCACCACATCCTCGATCTGGACTCGGCGGACCCGGCGTTCGTTGCCGAGATTTTGGAGGGGAAACTCAAGCTCCCGCCCAAACCCAAGATTGAGTTACCTGACGACCTTCGCGGAGCACTCGCAAATCTTGTAGAGCAGCTTCCCGAAGGCAAACCTCTGGCGAAGGCGTACACGGCGGTGAAGCGGCTACTCGTTAAGGCGGAGGAGCCGGAGCCGGAGCCGGAGCCGGATGACAGCGACCCTTATTCGCTTTGGACCTGATCTTTAGCGCGCAGATCTTTGCGCACTGGAAGAAGGTGCGGCATTCTCAATTACATGAGGGATCCTCGTGTAGAACGTTTGGCGTCGAACGTTCCGCACTGGTACTCCCCAGCGTTGCATCTGATGTGGACTTTGGGGGGCTTGTGCGGGATGGGCATTGCGGCACTTTGGCTTCGGCCGGCGGGGCCCGTTCCGTGGACGGCGTGGTTGGCTTTTGCCCTCGCACTGTTCGCCGGCAACCTAGTTGAGTACCTGCTTCATCGCTTTCCCATGCACCGACGGTGGAAGCTGACAAAGGGTTTCTTCCGAAACCACACGATCATGCACCATCGCTACTTCACGGAACGGGCGATGCCAATGGAGAGGGGCATCGACGTGCTCTACATCGTCCACAGCGCCAACGTGGCGGTGTTCTCGTTCGGGGTGTTCGCCCTGGGCTTCGGTGTGGTGTGGTCGGTCGTGGGCCCGCACGAGGCCGCTCTCGCGGGCGCCGCCCTCGCGCTGTACGGGCTGTGGACCGAGGTTGTGCATCTGTCCTTCCATTTCCCCGAGGCTTGGATGGAGAAGCCTGTGCTTCGGTCCCGTGCCTACCAGTGGATGAAGCGTCACCACCAGCTTCACCACGACCCGAGGGTCATGCGGAAGTGGAATTTCAACGTCGGAATTCCTGCCTTCGACCTGATCTTCGGCACTCTTGCCCCCGCCGAGGAGATGGCGAATGTGGGTCGGAGGGAACCGATCTCGATCGATGTGGTCGAGAGTGTCCCCCTCGTCGCTGCTCCCGCGCTGGCTCCCGTGGCAAAGCCTTCGCCAGAGCTTGACTCCATTCAGCCTGTCCTCTAGGGTATCCGCCGTGAGCTTCTCGTTCGTCCGGGGTCCGCCGTGACCAGTTTCCATCAACGGAAACTGGTACATGAGCAACTCAACCCCGAACCAAAACAAGAACCACAACCCCAACGCCCGTGAGGGCTTCCGACGAGAGATCGTCGGGTATCGCCTCGTGGCGATGCGCGCCGATCAGGTAGACGAGATCGCAAGGGCCGAGGGCCGAGGGGACAACCCCAACGTCGCGGACAAGCGGCTGCGCTGCCGCTGGTGCTTCCTGAAGGGAGGTATCGAAGGCAGTCATTTCTGCCGTTGGCGGACGGAGGCCAACAAGCATGCCCCGCCCGACGGCGGGCCGGTGCGGCGCGTCCCCATCTACAGGTGGGTGAAGGACTAGACCAACCCCAAGGCCACGAGCCATGACGGGTGCCCGTGATGGCATCGCCCGTCGGGCTCGACGCGGCAGCCATCGGTGGCGTCCACCACGGAGTCGTAGACCCACCGTTCGATCTGATCGTCCGCAGGGCGCGGCTCGGTGGGCTCAGGCCACCCTCCCGCTTGCCGCCGTTGGTCGTCGGAGTAGCGGTCCGCGACTCGCTGTGCGATTTCGGAATCGTCCATACCCCTGATTACGCCATGTCCCCCGTTTCCGAAACGGTTGGCGTAAGATAGGGTATGGAAAGACGCAAACGAGTGATTCAAAAACGCAAGGCCAAGCAGCGCAAGGTGGACGAGGCCCTTCCCCTGTCTCGCAACGGGTACTGGGGTGCGGGCAAGGGAGATGGCAAGAACCACCCCGAGCGAGGATCCAAGCTGATCTTCAAGAAGGGCACCGCCGCCATTGCCGGAGCATGGCAGCCGGGGAGTCCGCTTGATCCCCCTGAAGCTCCCGAGGCACAGCCCTAATGGCGAAGAAGGCGAATCCTGGGCCCTGTCGTTTCGACCCCTCGGCGCGAGGGGCCAAGAAGCTCGTGCTCTGCACGGCGATGGACAAGTACCTCGTCGGCAATAGTTGGGGCCGCCGGAGCCGCGGGCTGTACATGATGGACAACCTCATGCACATGGCAACGGGCGTGACGACGAACATGGGGCCGTACTATCGGGATGGGGCCAAGGACAACGGAGTCCTGTTGAATTTCTGCCCGTGGTGCGGATCCGATCTGGTGAAGAACTGGCACGAGCCCGCCATCGCGGATAAGGAAGCCCGGATCGCCAAGAAGACGCGGAAGAAGGCGGGCTAGGCGCACGCCCCTAGTCTGCCTATGCGCTTGCCACGGATAGGAGCAGCGCCCATGCAGAACGCGACAGAACGGGAGTACAACGAGGCTGTTAGCCGGGGAGGCCGGCAAAAGCGGGTCATGCAGACGAAGCGCACCTTCGACGTGGTTTGGTCTGACCGGGGCACGGAGGTGGCGACCAAGAGCGAGATCCTGTCTCGGGGCAAGGTTCAGAGCGTCTCTTACTCCGTCAACCCCTCCTATCTCGGCAGGACCGCCGGCCGGCTCGATGGTGCTCGCAAGCACCAACTGATGCCGCAGGAGGTTCGTCGGAAGATCCCCGATCTGTATTCCCAGGACGAGGTGGAAGATCCGATCGTCCAGGTCAAATTCTTCAGCCCCTATGCGAACATGGTCTGGCTCGTCACCGAATTCGATGGCAAGGACACCATGTTTGGTTGGGCTGACCTGGGCATGGGGATGGGCGAGCTTGGCTATATTAGCCTCCGTGAGCTTGACAACCTCCACCGTGGCGGGCTCCCGATGGTCGAGCGCGACCTCTATTTCAAGCCGAAGCGCCTGTCCCAAGCCAAGGTGCAAGAGCGGCGCGGCTCCTCCGAGGCGAAGCTGCGAGCTTCTCTTGTTCGTACTGCCTACGAGAACCCCGAGCTTCGTGGCGACCTGCTCCCGCTGCTCAAGGAGGGCTCGCGTGTCGGCGATACCACATGGCGGAAGATGCTCACGGAACTCAAACGAGGCGTCGCAGGCTCGTGGAGTTTCGACGGCCGCGCGATCCAAGACCTGACGAACTGGCTGGTGGAGAATGGTGCAACGCCGCTCACCGCCTCGTCGCGTTTTTCCAAAGGCGAGCAGATCAACTTCCAACTCGGGTCGATCAGCATTGAGGCGCACCAGGGAAATTTCATGGGGCCCTTCACTCAGGTCGCTTCGCAGAAGGGCGTATGGCGGGGCACGCCATACCTGGGAGACTGATTAGTTCAGATCCGTGCGCCCACGCACAGATCGAGTTAAATTCGATGGGTGGGATGGAGACTGAAGTGGCTTGTACTTTTGCTGTGCATGTCGTGTGTGCACACGCAGCCTCACCCGCGCCCCTTCATCTTCCACGTCACTGTCTACGCTCCCGCCGGTACTGATTACGAGGACGACTTCGCCTTTGCGATCAAGACGTTCGCGGAGCATGGTGTGGAAGTACGTGTAGACGCGACGCACGAGATCGATGCGATCGTGCTCGACCACGCGATGCAGAAGAAGCTCCACAAGCCGTCCTACTCGACGCCCGTCTACTACGTGGAGACGGTGGTCTTGCGAGAGGACGGCGAGGACAAGGAATTCAACGGTCTCCAGTGGAAACGGATGGGGCAGAGCTTCATCGCTGTGTCCACGAATGCGCGGACCAGCACGTTGTCGCATGAGATCGGGCACGCGCTTGGTCTTGGGCATTTTGACGCCAAGACCAACATCATGTGCGCCAAGCGGGGCGACAAGCCCGGATTCACTCCCTGGCAAGGCAAGCTGATGCGCCGCGGAAACCTGCTGTCGCCTCGGTAGTATAGGGCGTGGCCGTAGTCCTTCCCGGCAAATTCGTCTACCTCGCCTCGACGTACACCGCTTCGATGGCGACGGCACGGGCGTTGAAGAACATCGAAGGCGCCCGCCAGACGTGGAAGCACCACGATGCGTGGTCCGATGTGCTCGCGCAGGTCGGGCCCTATCTCGATGGCAACGAGCTTGTTTTCTCGTGCATCCGCAATCCCTACGACTGGATGTTGACGGCCTTCATGCGTTGGCGGACGACGACGAAGCTGCACGACTTTGCCACCTTCATTCGTCGGTTCGACCGCGACCCTTTCATTCGGGACAACAGCATCTACTGGCAGACGACCCCGGAGCAGGTGAATGTATGGCGGTACGAGACCGTGGAGCGCGACCTCAACATGCTCATGGACGTGTCCGACCTGCCTCAGATCGAGTTGACGCGAACGAACGTGACCAACGACAAGCAGAAGCCTTGGCAGTCTTACTACACAGACGACGCCATCGAGGCGATGAATGAGCGGTTCGCCTCCGAGTTTTCCAAGTGGTACGATCCGGTGACGCCATGACCGTTGAAGAGATCGCCGCAGCCCTCGGGCTGAACGACCCGCTCATTCAACGGGTGGCTGTGAAGCACCGCTACCGTGACCGTCCCGAGGTTGAGGGGCGTCGAGTGGGCAAGACGACGGAGACCATCCTCCAAGCGCTCTCTTGGCTGTCCGTGAACGACCGTCAGATTTTGATCCTCGGGATGGACGGCCGTCAGGCGACGGAGATGGGACGGCAAGCCCAACAGTGGGCGAGCCAGTTGGGGCTCGATGCCTCAAAGATCCGATCCGCAGCCCCTACGGAGAAGGCGTATCGTGGGCTCCGTGGTGGTCAGATCCACGTCGATCCAGATGCGTGGGATCGCATGGAGCCTTCAGACGTGTCCATGCTCCGCTGGGCCATAAATCTACGCTAGCGGGCCTATACCGAGCCTTCTGTGAGCCCTGGGCCAACGTCCAGGCTCCAGGGGACCCGATGAAAAACCATCTGAAGGCTGTTCTACCACTCCTGGTAGCCCTCTTTGCGCTGACCGGCTGTAAGAGTCTGGCGGCCAAGGTGCTTCCGCCGCCGACGTATGACGAGGCGTGTCAGCCCAGCGACTCCGCGTTTTTGGAGTGGGCGATGGACACCCAGGATCTCCCCGACATGGCGGAGATCTCGACGGATCCGCAGGTCGCCTACGACGCGTTTGTAGCCGAGGCCGAAGCGCTCGGGCTCCAGCTTGTCAAGAAGCAGGACACGGGCGAGGCGCTGTGGGACGGGTTCACCACGACCTTCCCTGATCGAATTCTACTCGGCGCGGGCTGGGACGAGAAGTCGATCTACTCCCGCGCCTCCACCATGTCGCACGAGCTTGTCCACAAGCGGCAGTGGGACCGGCTCGGGCGCGAAGCCTTCCTTGCCCGCTATATCACCGCGGCTGGTCGCTGGTCGATCGAGGTCCAGGCGTACCGCCAGAGCATCCGCATGTGGAAGCACTTCGGCAAGAGTGACGCCGACCTGATGGAAGCTGCCGAGGGCTACGCCAACTCGCTCTACGCGAAATACTACCTGGGGTCCGGTATGCCCGAGTGTACCAAGCAGACCACGGTAATGATCATCACGATGGATCTGGCCGGTGCCGAAGGCTGAGATCGTCACCCTTGCCGACCTCCGTACTCGCTACCCTGAGAGCGACCTGCGGCACTGGGTCTGGTCACAGTCCGCGGACGAGCCTGACATTGGCTGGTGGACGGACGTGGAGTTTCGCCCCACCCACAAGGTCGAGGTACTCCCTGCGAGACAGAGAGGGGTCATCCCTGGCTCCTTTCACGACTACGTGATTCTGGAGGAACCCGTGCACCACAACTCGGACCGAAGGCTTGCGTTCGTTCCGCAAGATCGGGGAGACGACCCTGCCTTCTCCCGGTTCCGTGCGCAGTTCTACGCGCGCCACCGTGACACCGGCAAGTGGTGGCACACGCGGAACCCCGAGCCTGAGTGGGTTCGGGCGCGGTGCAGGGTTCGTCCGATCACCTACATGCGAGAAATTCCCGTCGAGCTTCGACCCCGTGAGGTCCAAGGCGGATGGGTTTATTTCATCCAGGCGCAGTTGGGCGGCCCGATCAAGATCGGATGGTCGCAGAACGTGGAACAGCGCGTCGCCGAGCTACAGACAGGCAACCCACATCCTCTTGCGGTCCTTCATCGGATCCCGGGCACGAAGAATAACGAGCGGCACCTCCATGATCTCCTGGGCCACCTTCGGGTGACAGGGGAGTGGTTTGCCGACCACCCCGAGGTGCGGAGATGGACAGATGAGATCCGATTCCCCTGACCCCCAACGTGTTGCACGCCGCTTTAGGGCCTCCCCGAAGCCCTACGGCGTGGAGCCCCTGACAACCCGCTACGACTACGGCAACAAGCCAAGACCCGTTGGAGAGGCCCACACAGACCACTCGGGCCTTCCTGGCGACGACGAGGAAGACGGTGAAGACGGTGAGGACCCGGAGCCGCGCTAGCCGCGCTAGCCGCGTGCGGCGGTATTCAGACGATAGCCCGGCACAGGTAGGAACGGGTGCCTCTGCGCCCGCACGGGCATGACGAACATTGTCGCGGTCTTGATCGTCCGGTGTACCCACACCGGCTTCTACAAGGATGGGAGGCCAAACCCGGCCTCCGTGACCTTGTACGATCTCGATGAGATCACGATCCAGAAGAACCGTACGCGTGCGGTTCCGGTCACGGCCGGCAGCTACGTGGACATTCCCATGTCCACGCGGACCCTCGTCTCCTACCACGAAGGGGCGATCTGCAAGCACGTCAAGAACGGTGAGATCACAGCGGAGGTCATCCTCCAGCTACGCGACAAATCGAATTGTGGTGGTCCCGCAGGCACGGGTCAGGCCCTTCGGCCGGCGGTAGCGAACATTGAGCGGGTGGCAAACGAGCTTCGGCTCGTGATCCCGAACAATGTGATCCCGACCATCCTCGATTCGATCGGGTTCCTCGTCGGAGAGCCACTCACGATCACGGGGCTCACGGGTGCGTTCCGAAACCTCAACGGCGAGTACGAGATCAGCGCCGCGGCTCCCTCCTTCGGCCTCGGGGGTGCTGACGCTGGGAGCTATCTCGTCACGGTCCCGAGTGTCGGCCCTGACATTGCCTCGACCACCCTGGCGGGCGCAAACCTGTGCCTCACCGAAGGGCGGGTCGTCTCGCAATTCGGATCAGGGGGCGACGTGGGCGGCCTGGGCACGAATGTGTTCGGGTACATCGGCGGTCAGCTTTTCCCGAACGCCGGGGGAGGCGGCGGGGGTTCGGTCACGGTTCTCGATGAAGGCGCCCTTGTCGATGCTGCTGCGACCTCTTTCGATTTTGTAGGCGCGGGTGTCACCGCGACAGGCGGCGCAGGTGCCGTCACGATCACCATCCCCGGAGGCGGCGGTGGTGGGGCTCCCGTCGGAGCCGAATACCTTGTTCTGACCGCGGACCCGACGCTCACCGACGAGCGTGTGTTTACGGCCGGCACGGGCATCTCGGTTGTTGATGGTGGAGCCGGCGGGGCCTTCACGGTCTCGGTCGATGCGACGTGGGCGGAGATTCTGGCGAACGGTGCTGCCTCGGGCGGCACCAGTCCAATCATCTCCGCGGGCGACAGCCTCCTCGGAGCTACAGATTTGATCCTGGCCCCCGGGGCCGGCGCGGGCGACAACATCATCCTCGACGGGCTGACGTGGCCTGGGGCGGACGGCACGCCCGGTCAGGTTCTTACGACGGACGGCGCGGGGACACTCAGCTTCTCCACTCCGTCGGGCACGACCGCGATCCTTGAGTGGGGCAACAACAGCGTCGCCAACTCGACGGCGACACGCTACCTCGATCCTGGGTTTGAGGCCCGTACAGCCCCTCTGGCTACCGCGGTGAACTCGTTTCGGGTTCCGCGAGCAGGAACGCTGCGCAACCTCTACCTCCGTCATAACAACCCAGGCGGGTCAGGGGCGACGATCACATACACGGTGCGGGTCAACGGAGTGGCGACAGCCCTGACGATCGGGCTCGCCTCTACGGGGTCTGCCGCCGCCGACACGACGAACACAGTTGCCGTGGTGGCAGGAGACTACGTGGATATCGAAGTGACAAAAGCGGCTGTAGCTGGCGGTGGCGCTCGTAGGCCGATGGCTTCCGTGGAGGTGGCTGCGTGAGTACGCGTAGGTATCGCTGGGTCGGCACGTCGGAAGACGAGCTTGACGAGATCATCGAAGCAGGCGCAGGCGCCACTCTGGAATTCCTTCAGCGGACTCCTTGGGTGGAGGTCACGGTTGCTGATGGCACACGCGACCTCGATCTTGACGATCACATGGCCGACAAGGGGTACGTCCCCGACACGACCGGCCCCACGATTATCGTCTCCTCTGGTCCTCACACCGTAGGCACTGAGCAGACCATCTTGGTTGACGCGACGACGGGCCCGATTTCGGTGGACATGCCTGTCACCTCGACGCGCCTCGGCAACGACGTGCTCGTAATGAAGATCGATTCGTCGGCAAACGCCGTCACGGTCACGAGGGCGGGAGCCGAGACAGTCGGATATGACACGACGCAGACCCTTGCCCAAAGGGGCGAAGCGGTCTTGCTCATTGGCGACAATGCCACCGCGAATTGGAACATCGCAGGCTCGACGCGAGCCCAGGACATTTACATCGACAACTCGCTGACCGAGTTGACGAGCACGAACGTCGGCGATGCGATCACTGAGATCTTCGTCTCAGACAGCACTGCGATCAAATCCTTCGTAGCGGGCGAGGCGCTGACAGCCGGCGATGTGTTGACGCTCAACACCTCGGGCGAGGTGATTCGCACTGAATCCTCTATAGCCTCGGACAATTGGCGGGTGGTTGGCATTGCTAAAGCCGCCGCCCTCTCAGGAGCCACAGTGCAGGTTTACACGAAACACGGGTCATGCCCTCCGATCCGATTCGGATCGGTGCCCGGAGCAGCGACCAACGGCTCGACCGTGTGGGTCTCCGCGACCACAGGAGAAGCAACACTTTCGCCGCCGACGACGAGTGGCAACACCCTTTTTATCGTCGGAACACTGCAAGGGGCGGATGGTGCCACAACGACACCCGCCGTGATGCTCAACCCCCAATTCATCGCGCACCGCCGATAGGAGCCTAAAATGGCCGGAAACCAGACCGACAATGTACTGATCGTAGACCTCGTAACGGGCTTGCCTCGCACGCCTGAGACGGGAGGCACACCCGACGTTATCCAGTCGTCCAACGACTGGGAGTTCATCTCAGGGGCGAACGTAACGATCAACGGGAACCTCCACGTCCAGGGGACCACCGTGACGGTGGACTCCGAGACGGTCAACATCGCAGACAACCACCTGTACCTGAACGACGGGTACACGGTCGCCGTCGGGCAGACTGGTGGCATCGTCATCAACTACCTGCCAACAGGGACGGTAGACACCGTGGCGGCGACGGGTTTCGTGGCTGGTGTGGCGGCCACGTCGAACCCAACGGTCACGACGGTTGGCTCGGCGACCTTCGCCATAGGCGATCTGATTCAGTTCTCGGGGGCGAACGATCAGGCGAACGACGGTCTTTTTGAGGTCAAGAGCCACATCGGCACGGCTTTGATCCTTCAGGGTGTGGGTCTCACGGGCACCACCGTCGATTTCGTTCAGAACCAATTCGTCACGGACACTACGGTTGCGGGGGCAATCACGAAGGTCAACGTAGCGATTCTCCAGGTCAATGGCACTGGCGGCTGGGAGGTCACGAACACTTCCACGACGACCGGGATCACATTCACGGAGGTCACGGTGCAGGGCATCGTGGATCTGCAAGTAGCCTACGAGGCGGGCAACACGATCACGACCTCGGGGGCTGAAGGCAATGTCACCATTGCTGGCACCGAAACGATGGTCGTCACGACCTCGGGGGGCATCGATCTTGACACGGCCCTTGATTTCGACGGCACGTCCTTCGACGTGCAGATGACTGGATCCAATGGGTTCAGCATCGACGGTACGGCGGCGTCCAACGTCAGTGTCACGGCAGGAAACCTCGATCTTGCAACCCTGACCTCTGGCGACGTGAATGTGTCGTCGGCGGCAGCGCTCGACCTCGACGCGACCACCACGGTCACGATCGACACCGCGGATGCCTCCGATGCCTCGGCCAACGACATTGCGTTGACGGCGGGTAGCTCGACTGCCGGTACGAACGCTGGTGCTTCGATCCTTCTCACCACGGGTGACGGCAACACCTCCGGCGATGCCGGTTCGGTCGTCATCTCAGGTCCGAACGACGAAGATGAAGCCATCGTCACGTTGACGACCTCGGGCCTGGGCGGCGATTCGATTGGGTTCTTCGTCGGAGACAGCGACCCTTCGGGTTCGATTACGGCCGATGCAGGCTCGCTGTTTTTCCGCGACACCGGCACGGGCTCCGAGCTTTACCTCAACACTTCAACGGGCTCAGGCACGGCCTGGACAGCACTTGCGACAGCCGCAGGGGCCACACTCCAGTCGGCCTACGAGGCAGGCAACACAATCACGACCTCGGGTGCCGAAGGCGATGTGACCTTCACGGGCACTGAGGATTTCGTTGTCTCGGTCAGCGATGTGCTGGTGGATACCACGGCTTCGATCAGCTTGGATGCTGACGCGGCATCGAACTTCACCGTTGCCGGTGGGAACCTCGACCTCAACACCACGACCTCTGGCGAGGTTTTGATCGATGGTGTCGGTGGCGTCGAGATCAACAGTAGCGGCGGGGCGATCGACATTGGCAACGATGCCAACGCGAACGCGATCAACATCGGTACGGGAGCAGCGGTTCGCACGATCACGGTCGGCAATGCCACAGGGGCAACCGCAGTCGATTTCGACTCTGGCACGGGTGGCTTCTCCTTCGATTCGACGGTCCCCGAGACCTCGCCCATCTTGACCCTGACGACCTCGGGTACGAGTGGCGACTCGGCTGACATGTTCGTTGGCGACAGCGACCCGAACGGTGTGATCACAGGCCAAGCGGGCTCGTTGTTCCTGCGGGACACGGGAACCGGGGGCGAGCTTTACGTCAACACCTCAACGGGCTCAGGCACGGCCTGGGAGCAGGTAGTGACGACCGGAGCCGGTGGCGGCCTGACCTTGCAGACGGCTTACGTCGGGGGCAACACGATTGTGACCTCGGGCGCCGAGGGTGCTTTCGATGTATCGGGTACTGAGGCGATCAGTCTTGACGCTTCCGCGGCATCCAACTTCTCCGTCGCAGGTGGGAACCTCAACTTTGCCACAACGACCTCGGGCGAGATTCTACTCGATGGCGTCGATGGTGTTGAGATCAACAGCACCAGCGGGGCGATCGACATTGGCAACGATGCCAACGCGAACGCGATCAACATCGGAACAGGCGCAGCAGCCCGTACCGTCACGATCGGTAACGCCACCGGGATTACGGGAGTCGATTTCGATTCTGGTACTGGTGGCTTCAGCTTCGATTCGACGGTCCCTGAGACCACGCCCATTTTGACCCTGACGACCTCGGGTACGAGTGGCGACTCGGCCGACATGTTCGTCGGCGACAGCGACCCGGATGGTGTGATCACAGGCCAAGCTGGCTCGTTGTTCCTGCGAGACACCGCCACGGGTGGTGAACTTTACATCAACAACTCGACGGGCTCGGGCACGGTATGGGTCGAGGTGGCCACCACGGACGATGTGGCTGCGGTCACGCTCCAGGCCGCCTACGTCAATGGCAACACGATCGTAACTTCGGGTGCCGAGGGTGCTTTCGATGTGTCGGGCACCGAGGCGATCAGCCTCGACGCCTCCGCTGCGTCGAACTTCTCGGTTGCCAGCGCGAATCTGACCCTGAGCACGACGACTGCCGGGGACGTTCTGGTCACATCGGCCGGGGAGACTTTGGTGGATGGTGCAGGCGGGGTCGAGATCAACTCGACAGGCGGGGCCATCGACATTGGCAACGATGCCAATGCCAACGCGATCAACATCGGCACAGGGGCGGCTGCCCGGACGCTCACGCTGGGGAACGCCACGGGCGCGACCGGCATGGTGGTCAACGTCGGTACTGGTGAATTCGCGTTGAATTCGACGGTCGGCGAGGCCGACCCGGTGGCGACGCTCTCCGCAACGGGGACGGGCGGTAACACGGCCGAACTGTTTGTCGGCACCAGCGACCCTGACGCGTCCGTGACAGGCTTGGCTGGTTCGCTGTTCCTGCGGGACACCGGCACTACTGGAGAGCTTTACGTCAACACCTCGACGGGCTCGGGTACGACCTGGGAGCAGGTAGTGACGACAGGGGCCGGTGGCGGCCTGTCCTTGCAGACGGCCTACGTTGGCGGTAACACGATCATAACTTCGGGTGCCGAGGGTGCTTTCGATGTGTCGGGCACCGAGGCGATCAGCCTCGACGCCTCCGCTGCGTCGAACTTCACCGTTGACAGTGCGACCCTGACCTTGAGCACGACCACCAGCGGAACGGTGGACGTGACCTCGGCCGGGTCCATCGACATGACCTTCGCCGCGAACGCTGCGGCGGGGATGGTGATCGATGATGGGACGAACAACTTCTTCACGTTCGACTCCACCACCGCCAACCTCGCCATCGAGGCCAATCAGTTCCTCGACATTAGCGGCAAGGGTGCCGGCATCGAGTTCACGGCAGGAGGTCCCATCTCGATTGGCGACGTTGTGACCTTCGACACGGCTGGCGATGTGATCCGCGCCGACTCCAACACGGGTACTGCGCTCGATTCCTACGTGATCGGGATCGCGGCGACCGCCTCGACGGCAACCAACCCCGTTCGCGTCTTCACTGTGACCGGATCGAACGTCCCGACGACGTTCGGATCAGCCCCCGGGGCCGCCGACAACAGTAAGGTCGTGTTCCTCTCGACCACTGGTGGAGAGGCAACCCTCACCCCCCCGACGGGCGGCGGTAACGTCATCTTCAAGGTTGGGATCCTCCAAGGTGGCGATGGTGCCTCCACAACCCCGAAGGTGCTGTTCCAGCCCGAATTCATCGCCCGTCGCCCGTAGGAGTAACGCATGAAGGTATGCCTTGAAATCGAATTCGATACGGAGGCGGTCGCCGAGGGCGACCTCTCCGCACGCGAGCAACAAAACATCGTAGGGGTGCTCCAACGCATTGTCCGGCACCGGCTGGAAGCGTTGGAGTGCGAACACGGCAAGGACCACGACCTTGCGAACCTCCGCGAGTTCCGGGTCTGTTCGATGAAGGTTACGCCTCTCGGCAAGGTTAGGTAAATGGCGACCCAAACCGACAACATGATGCTTCAGGACGACACGGACGGGCTCCCCCGTACCGTGGACACGTCGTCCGATGACATTGAGTTGTCGGTTGACGTGTCGCTGATTGCCGGCGGTAGGATCACCGCCGACAATGTGAAGCGGGGCACGGCCGACCCCAACGTCGCCCTTGTTGCCGGTAACGAAGGCGACCTGTACCAGCGGACTCTCGGGGCCACGGGGCAGCTTTGGGTCAACACGGATGGCACAACGACTGGCTGGAGGCAGGTTGTCCTCGATGCGGACGGGTCGCTGACCTGGGCAGAGGTACTTGCTAACGGCAACACCTCCGGCGGAACCAACCCCGTCA